CGATTCGGATGAGGCCAGGCTTGTGTCAGCCGTTCCAGTGGTACGGATTGCCCTGACCCTGGAGGAATTGCATGAGCGCCTGGGGGTCCTGGGCATTCCGGATCTGGGCGATCTGCTCGGCTTCAGTCCCCTGGGGGGCTGCGGCCATACCGCCCATCTGCTGGAGCTGCTGCATCGCAGCCTGACCTTCAGCCGGAACCGTGGAAGCCGGGGCGCCGCCCTGCTGCTGGGGCTGCCCGTTGGGCGTCGTGACGCCGGGCTGCTTCGCCAGTAGCGGACCGACATTCGTCAGCCACTCATCCAGCTTGTCGGGCTCCCCGCCGTACAGTCCTGCGACTGCCGGGTCGTAGCCCTTGGCCATGAGCTGCGCGGTGACCTTGTTCTGACGATTCTCCGTCAGAAGCTGCGCGAGTTGCTTCTGCAACTCAGTGTTCTGGTCTTCGACCTTCTTGAGGTGGTCCCGGAGCGGGTTCCCCTTGGGGGGAGCCTGCTGCTGACCTTGACCAGAGTTGTCCCCGTAGGGATCGGCGGCCTGCTGGCCGTCGTAAATGTCACCGTCGTAGTACCCAAAGCCACCGCTCATCAGAGCATTCTCCCTTGAGGCCAGGCTGCCCCGGGGTAGGGCAGTCGCTCCTTGTCCTGGGCTTTTGACGAGAGGGGCCAGGTGATCCTCTCCGAAAGGGAATGTACCCCATAGCAAACAAAAGGACCCGTGTCCCCCGACACGGGTCCTTAGGTACATCGCCAGAGATCAGAAGTGGCGGTCCGGTGTGAACTTTTTCAGAGAAGTAACCGGGGTGCCAGCGCACCTGGCGAAAGCTGCGCGAGGAGCCGAGTCCGGTGAGGGCCCCTGACTCCCCGCGCTTCCACTGTAGGGCGCTACACCGCCTGATAGCCAGCGGATAGTCCACCGGGGGTGGCGCCGCCGTACCCGGAGAACAGGGCCCGCTCCTGGCTGGCCAGGCGCTTGCGTCGGGTCTCGCCCTGGTTGGCGTTCGCTACGCCGCCCACGAGATCCCGCTCCAGCTCCTGCTGAGTGAACGGCTTCTCGCCGTACCGGGCAGCGATCGCCTGGATGTTGGGCAGGGCCTCGGCCACAGCCTGGAACCCGGAGCTGACCTGCCCGAGAGACAGGCCTGCCGTCACGAAATCTTCGAGGTCGCCCTTGTCCAGGGTGAGGCCTCGCTTGAGGGCCTCACCGCCGAACTGGGCAGCCTGCGTCTGCTTCTGGAGCAGAGGCAGGGCCTTCTTCTGATCGAGGAAGTAGGCCGTGACGTAGCCCTGGCTCACGCCATAGAGCTCCTGGAGGGCCTTCATCGAGGCAGGGTTCGCCTGCATAGTGCTGGCGACCGCCAGGTCGACACGGCCCTTGATCTCGGTCGGCGACACGTCGCCCGAGATCCAGTTCTGGAAGTCGGTGGGCGAGTCGTAGAAACCCTTGGGCAGGCCCGAGTCCTGCATGATCTGCCGGTAGCTCTGCTCCAGACCTAGGTACTCGCCCGGGGACAGCACAGGGAGCCCCGCCTTCGCGCGAGACTCGTTGGCCGCGAACCTGGTCTTGTACTCCTTGGTGTCCTGGAGCAGCATCGAGATCACGTCGGCGCCATAGCCCTGCTTGGCGTACTCGTAGATCTTGCCCGCCAGGGATCCGAGGCCGTACCCGTTGAACAGAGAATGCAGGGCCGCGTACGCGTCCCGATTCTCTCCTGTCAGAAGCTTCTCGTACTGCCCGCTGGCCTCGTAGTACTTGTTCTGGAGCTTCCCCTGGGCGGTGCGGGAGGTAGCGGCCTGCTTCCCCAGCGCAGTGCCCTGAAGCTTGTACCGCGCGATCTGGGAATTGATGACTTCGCGCTGCTTGGCGCTCAGCTTCTTATTGCTGAGCTGGTGCTGGAGAGACTTGGTCTTGGCCTCAATGGCGCGCTGCTGTGCCGAGGCGCGCTTACCGACAGCCTGCTCTTTGGCCAGGGCGGCCTTCGCCTTATTGGCCGCAGCAGTGTCCGTACCCGCAGAATCAGGCAGATCGAGCTGTTCGGCGAACGAGCCGGGAATGAAATTCCCCTGCTGATCGAAGTACCCATCAGTGGGCGTGGACATCAGAGGCTCCCTTCAAGGTAGGCGAGAGCCCTGCGCAGAAGATCCGGCTCCTTATCGAGGAGACCGATGCCCCGGTTGCAGTTGTTGCAGAGCAGGCCACGGATGCGGCCCGTGCCGTGGTCGTGGTCCACAGCCAGCGCCTTCACCTTGCCGGTCGAACCGAGCACAGTCTCCTCCTTTCCGCAGATGTCGCACAGACCTTCTCGGTCGTCGTGCATCTTCTGAAGTTGTACCGCGTCGAGTCCGTACTTAAGGGCCCTACGCGCTGCCGACTGAGCTGATGGGTAGCTCAGTGGATCTCCGGTTCGTGCCTCGACGTACTTCCTGTCAGTCTTCCGCTGCTCCTCGCATGGTTCGCACGTGCAGCCCCGGAAGCACATCTTGCGTCGCTGGTATGCCATGGGTCAGAATGCTATGGCTTTGCATTCTAGAAAGCCATTCCAAAATCCTTGGCCACCTGGTGGGCTACCGAGAACATCGACTCGCGAGCGTTATTGGTCTTCTTCCACAATGGATCATTGCGCAGATCATTCTCGAACTGCCACAACGGGTATTGCGTTCCTGGCTGCTGACCCGCAGCCACCTTCGAGGTCATGGCCTTGTTGATGAACTTGTTGTGGAGGTCGATGTCCGTCTGCGGCAGTTCCAGGATCTGGGACACGGCCGAGATGTACGGCTGCGCCAGGTCGAGCACGTTCTGCCCCGCCCTGATCTGGTTGGCGAAGGCGTAGTACTTGCTGGCGGCCTGGTTGCGGATCTGAGCCTCCAGCGCTTCGAGGCTCGTCTTGCCCGACACTACGTTGCGGATGTTGGTCTGGTACCAGCCCTTGGAGAAGGACTGCCCGTTCTGGTACGCCAGCGAGAAGATCTGGTTGTACGCCGTACCGGCGTCACCCCACATCTCGTTGCCGTGCATGCCGACGGACTGACCGAGGTAGGCCTTGATGCGGGCGTCACTCCAGCCGTCCCGCATCTTGTAGTTGATCGCGTTCTGGAGCAGCTTCGAAGACTGCCCCTTCTTGTTGATCTGGCTTCCCAGGCCCACCTGGACCGCGAGCTGATTTAGCGAGAACTGATAGCTGGACCACTTCTGCTTGAACGTGGCGGGGTCAGACGTCCTTAGGAAGAAGTACTTCCGTTGAGCGTCCGTGGTGGTGCGCCACCACTTGGTGTTCTTCAGGTGGGCAGTGAAGAGGGCCTGGTCCCAGCCCTCCTTCACTGCCTGCTTGACCAGATCCCGGATCTGCTTGTTCTGCTTGAGGACTTCGGCAGCCAGCCCATAGCGGGCTGCCATGTCCTCCATGCTCAGCTTCGGGGTCGCGGTTCCTCCCACCGAGTACACCCCCGAAGTGTTGGTCACCGTGGCCCCCTGGGAGCCGCCGTAATAAGCCTTGTACTGGCCGTGGTTGTACGTGGACCAGTCGGTCCAGTGGGTACCGCCACGGCTCATCTTGTACGCGATCCGGGCGTTGGTCAGCGGGTCGTAGAGATCCTCGTTCGAGGACAGGCCGTACCGCGCCCGGCGCTCAGGGCCCATGGCCCCCAGCATGTTGATCTGGAACAGGCCGTACGAGTTGTCTCCGGTGCCAGCGTTCGGGTTGTGCGCGTGAGCGTTGCCCGAAGACTCGGCCATGGCGATGGCGTACGCCATCTTCAGGCCGTTCCCCCTAAAGCCTGCCTGGCGCAGGATGTCCATCAATGAGGCCATCAGCCACCTCCCTGCGGCATGAGGCCCATGTTCTGGAGCACTTGGTGGCCGATGGCGAACACGGAGTTCTGTGCGTTCTGAGTCTTGCGCCAGTCCGGTGAATCCCGGAGCTGGTTCTCGAAGTCAGTGATCGACAATGGGCTCGGCTTCCCATCCGAGCCCGCCCGGTTCAGCGCGGCCTTGATCTTGGGGTTGAACATGTCGACGTCCGTGTCCGGCAGTTCCAGCACCCTGGCCAGCGACTGGACGTAAGGCGCGGCAATGTCCCGCATCGACTGCCCTGCTGCGATCTGGTCCGCGAAGGCGGGGTATGCGCCCATGGCGATACCCCGGATGTTGGCGACCTCCTTCTCCATGGAGGACACTCCCTTGACCACGTACGCGGCAGAGTTCTTGGCCTGCTGCTCGGAGAGGCTGACGCCATTGTCGTACGCCGTCTTGCGGAGCTGGTCATAGGCCTGACCGGCCATGCCGCCCAGGACGTGCTTGTCATTGAACTTGATGTAGTTGCCGAGGAAGCTCTGGATCTGGGCGTCACCCCACCCAAAATGGGTGATGTTGTGAGCCAGCTTGTCCAGGGCCTTGTCCGACAGGATGGCGCCCATCTTGACCGCGAGCTGCGACGCGGCGGCGCGGCTCGCTTCGATGGTCGCCTTGTACGTGGCGGGGTCAGTCTTCTGCATCAGCGACGCTTGGCGCTGTGCGTCACTGTTCGTCTTCCACCACTTCGTGTTCTTCAGGTGCGCAGTGAACAGGTCCGCGTCCCACTGCTCCTTGGTGGCCTGAGCCAGGAGGCGCTTGAGCTGCGGGTCACTGTTGAGGAATGCGACCGACATGCCGTAGGTCTCGGCCAGCTCCGTCTTCGACTTCTTGACCTCCTCGGTCGCACCCGAGAAGGTCATGGGGTCGATGGATCCGAGGCCGCCCTGACCGGCGACGCCGGGGATCCGGCGCACCGCCATGAGACGGCTGTCGTAGTAAGAGTCCGTCAGCGAGCTGATCTGGACAGGCTTCCCCGGTCGGGGGGCATGGATGAATTTGCCGTTGCCCAGGTAGATGCCGACATGGTCAGGTCCCTTCTTGGTCCCGTCCGTGTCGAAGAAGACCAGGTCACCGGCCTGGATCTTGTTGCGCGCCACAGAGGCGCCGACCCCGATCTGTTCGTATGTGACTCGGGGGACGTCGATCCCGAACTGGGCGAATACCTGCTGTACCAGGCCGGAACAGTCGACCCCGTTGACGAGGCTGTTCCCGCCCCAGACATAGTCGACCCCGAGCGCCTTGCGGGCCTGCTCCGCGATGGCAGTGCCCGGGATCAGGATGGGCATTAGATGCTCCCGAACGGATTGTTCATGATCGCGTTCTCGATCGCGTTCATGTACGTCGTCGCAGCCTGCGTCGAGGCGTACTCCTTGGTCTTCTTGATCCGCTGCTCAGCCATGTACTGCTTGGCGTCAGCACCCAGGCCACCGGACTGCGTGGACGACTGGCCGATGGCCTCACCCGTGTTCATGTCGTACTCGGTGGTCGTGTTCGTGACCACCGGCGACTGCTGCTCCGCGTTGCGCAGAGCGTCGCCATACCCGGCCAGCTCCCCCTTGCCGGGGTCGCGGTGCATGAGCTGCTGGAACACGGAGGTTGCGATGGCCTTGGCCGTCGTGGGGTCGGTCAGATCCAGAGACTTGTTGTAGGTGGTCTCGAAGCGGGGGCCCTGGTACTTCACTTCGCCCGTCTGGGTGTTCACCAGGAACTTGCGCCCGCCACGGAACTGCGTCTGCCAGAGAGCGGCTCCCGCAACGCCACCCAGGCCGCCCTTGCCCCCGATGGGGCCCTTGCCCAGGTAGGAGTCCAGGACGTCCATGGGAGTGATCTTCTGCCCGGCCTTGTTCAGGCCGTAGGTGGCATCCACGATCTTCTTCCACTTGGCCTGCATCTCGACCAGGCCGTCATCGTCAGCGATCAGGCCCGAGTAACGCATCTTGGACTGCATGTCAGCGAGCTGCTTGCCGGACAGATTATTGATGAACTGGTACGCCTGGGACTTGGTCACGTACATGTCCACCCGGGGCAGGTTCCGCTCGCCGAGCTGTGGCTGGTAGCCCATGTAGATCTGGCCGTTGCCGACTGCGCCGGAGGTGCCGCCGTACTGGCCCTTGTACTCGTCCTTGATCTTGTCTTCGGACTTCTTGTGCCCGCCTCCGCTATTCAGCATTCTCGGCCACCTCCGCCTCTGCGTCGACACCCATGTCGCGTGACAGGTACCGATGGTAAAGATCCCCGAACGAGGGGCTCTGCTCGATCAACCCGTCCACGAAGTATGCCCACTGGTTCCGTATGTCTTCGTTCTCCGCTGCCGCCAGTGTGTACGGCATCCCGTCGGCCTTCAGGGCATTGAGCTGGCGAACCAGCTCAAGTCGACCGCCCAGGTACTGCTTGAGCTGACGCAGGTCGGCCCGGCGTGGGTCATCGGCCTGCGGCGAAGTGGCGATGTCCATCAAGGCCGGGATGATCTCGTTGTATTTCTGCGGGTTGTAAGTGTTGTAGTCGTCCGCCCACTCCTTGTTGAAGTACATGTTGGGCGTGCCGTCCGGCAGGAGTGGGTTCGAGTACGTCTGGATCCACGCCTTCCTGTCGGCGGCGAAATCCTCGGCTCCTTCGTCATTGAAGGACTTGAACCCGGCCTTGTGGAGGTCGGCCGTCAGGCCATTCATGCGAGCCGTGTACTTGGCCCAGCCCAGGCGCTTGCGGTTCTCCGCCAGCGCCTCATCGGCCGTCAGCTTCGAGCGCATCATCTCGCTACTGCCGGGGACGAGCGGGTTGTTCAGCTCGTACCGGTACGCCTCCGGCGAGAAGGGCCCCTTGCCCTCGGGGCCGATCACTAGAGGCGCCAACTCCGGGCGCTTGGCGATGAACTTGCCGTACTTCTTCATCGCCTCCAGCGCCGCCTTCGTCGGCGGGATGCCCTGGGACTTAGTGATCTCCGAGGCGAAGATGAACCGGGACTCCTCGTACCGCTTGAGGAATTCATCGTCCGCCGTCAACGGGTTCTGTCGGCGCAGGGCGTTGTACTGGTCGTAATAGAACTGGTACGGGTCCTTGCGCTGGGTCGCGAAGGGCTGAATGAAGGACGCTGTGGCGGCGAACTTCCAGTACTGGCTCGTACGGTCAGCGATCTCCTGGGCCGAGGGCATCGGCTTCCCGAGCACGTCGTGCTCGTAGATCGCCCGGTTCAGAATCTGGCTCTTCACCTGCTGGTAGCGCTGGTCACTCGTGTCGTACGAGGTGAGGAAGTTCTTCACCGAGATGGGCGTCACGATGTTGAGCGCACGGCCCAGGGGGTTCTCTCCGAAAGAGCCACCCCCCTGGACGCCGAAGGGCAGGATGCCCAGGTGCCGCGCCAGCTCTGCCGTCGTCGGCTTGTCCTTGACCCACTCATTCACCGGGACCTGGACGATGGGACCAACGCCAGGGTTGAACCAGGGGTCTCCCTGGGTGACCATGTCGATCGAGTTCTGGGACAGCAGTAGCTTGCCGTTCGACTCCCGGATGTTCATGGCCGCGCCCAGGGGCGAGTCCACGATCCACTTCGGCACACGCGTGATGATGTAGCGCTCCGACTTGGGGACCTGGCGCTTGATGACTCTCGGCTTCTTCGAGTAGTCCGGCGTACCGTCCGCCTTCAGCGGGTACTGCGGGATGTACGTGTTGCCGTACTGGTCCACATGGTTGCCGTCCATGTCCTGTACGGCGCCCAGGTAGGCGGGGGAGTTGTACCAGTTTGCGGCATAGCCCACGATCTGGGGCTTGTCCGCGATCACGCGGCCCCAACGCTGGAAGGCCTCGGCCGTGGCCGAGAAGAACGGGGACATGAAGCGCATCGCTGCCGCAGCATCACTGCGGTGCGCGATGTCGAAGACCAGGGCCCGGGTGTCGCGGGCAGCGAGCAGCCTGGCATTGTGCGCCAACCGCTCCACATCCTCGGCCGAGATTTTGGTCGGTCCGTACCCCTGCTTCTTGAGCTGCGCGGCCATGCGGTTGCGGTGGCCCTCGTAGAACTGATTGAAGAGCGGGTGCCGGGAGAGTCGGTTCGCGGGCAGCGTCGCTGCCTTGTCGTACCACTTGGCGATGACCCGGTCGAGAGCGTTCATGTGGGCGAGCTGGCTCAGCCCGATGTTGCCCGTGTGCACATCCGGCCGGTCATGGACGACCGGGACAGCCTTGTTGAGCCAGGCCGGAGTGACGGCATCGGGCCCCTCCTGGGCCTTCATCCGGATCTCCGGAGTGTGCATGTACTGATCCACCTCGTACTTCGCGGATCGCGCGAACTCCGAGGTGGGCGTCATCTTCGGCAGACGGGCGCGGTAGGCGATGCCCTTGGGGTCCCGCTCCATCCAGCGCGTCATCTCTTCGATCGACCAGCCCTTGACGGCCAGCTTCGAGAGGGCGTCCTGCATGATCACGTTATTGATGGCGTGGGCCCAGGCGTCCAGGTGACCCGCCGCGTCCTGCGACGCGGAGAAGGCGACGCCACCGTGGTCGAAGGAGTTCTCCAGATTGCCTCGGATGACTTGCTTGTTCCTAGCGAACAGGTTGCCCACCGAGGAGTCGGCGCTGATCTGCTCCAGGGCGTACTGACCGCTGCGGCCCTCGAAGGCCGCAGGCCAGTGGGTACCGTCGATCTCGACGGACTTCGAACCCTGGATGACCTTCTGGTAGCTGGCCCGGTAGTCCTCGGCCGCGCGGGTGGACAGGTCGTGATAGCTGGCCAGGCGGTCGTGCTGGTTCTTCATCCGGATCAGGGCGGCGGTCTTACCGGCCGAAGGTCCGGCGCTCTGGCGCATCTGCGCCTGGTTGAGCTGCTGTGCCCGGTCATTGGCGAACTTCCGGATCGCCAAGGCCTTCGGGGAGCGGTCCAGGGGATCCAGCGCAGCCAACTTCCGCTGCGCAACCGCATGCTTGCGTGTGGCCGCAGCAACGTCGACGGCTCGCTGCTGTATGTCGGCCGCAAGGTGTGCGTCCAGGCGTCGGATCTGGGGGCGCAGGAGCTTCATCTCGTTCTGCGCGTACTGAGCCCCCGCGAGGGCATTGTCCTCGCGGGCCTGGAGGGCGGGCTTTGCGATCCACCGGGCAGCATTGTCGAAGGCATTGACGACGCCCTTGCCAGTGCGCAGGGCCATGGCTGCGGTACCGACCGAAGCCCACTGAGAGGCCAGGTCGTCACCAAGTACGCGGGGGATGTAGCCCAGGCGGAAGAGGGTCGTGAACTTCCACAGGAAGCTGGTGTAGTCGGCTGCGCTCTCCACCCAGTCCTTGGAGCCGCCAGCGGCATTGCGCAGAGTCTCAAGCCGTCCGCCGTGCCGGGACAGCACCGTGCTCAGCTCATCGAGATCCTGGAGCGTGTGCCCGTTCATCAGTCGCGATGCCGTGAAGGGCGTGACGGCCAACTTACCGCCAGTGCTGGGCAGTTCATCCAGGTGGAGTGGCTGACCCGCAGCGTTCGTACGCTCCGGGTCCAGGGCGCCGGTGTAGCGCTCTCGCATCTTGGCCAGCTCACTCTTCTGGAGAGTGACGTGCTTACGCCAGAGCTGTACGCCGACGTCGGGATCCAGGCCATAGCGCCGGGCCACCTGGGCCGCGCCGTAGCGGCCGACCTCATCCAGAATGTTGGCACGCTCGTGCTCGGTGGCGGTCTGGAGGTACTTGTTCATCACCCCCTGGCGCCAGTCGTCCCGGGCCCCGGGAATCCGAGCCAGGTGCCCTCGCAGTTCATTGATAGCGTCCCGGCCTTCCTGGCCGGTCAGGGTGTCGATCCGCATCCATCCGTTCGGGTTCATGTTCTTGACCGAGCGGATCAAGGTGAGCGGCGTCTCAAAGAAGTCCGCGACACCCCACAAGCGGGAGTGGATGACTCCCGTGTTGATGGTGCGAGCACCGGCGCTGCCGGGGATGCCCACATTGATGGTGGCAGCGCGGCGCTGGCCGCGCACCACTCCTGAAACGACGCCCCTCGCAGGACCTGCCTGGTACTGGTTCTGGGCAGCCGTACGCGCCTCCGCGCGTGCCATCGACCAGCGGGTTGCGTGCAGTTCGTCCAGTAGCCCCTGGTTCTCGATGATGTCCGTGTACCGGGTCATCGCTGCCGTGTCAGCCTGAATGCCCTGGGCCGTGGTCTCCATCTGGTGATCGACCATGGCCTGGATCTGGGGGAAGTTCTCGTACCGGGAGCGCATCAGGCCCAGGTTGTCCATGCGCCGCCAGGCGCTGTCCAAGCGAGGCTTGATCAGGGCATTGCGGTCTTTCAGCTCGGTCAGCGCCCGGCCGTCGCCCATGCCGACGCGTACGAACAGACCCAGCTCCTCTTCGTCCTGGAGCTTGCTGGCGATGTTGGCGAATCGGGCTCCGCCCATACCCGAGTGCTGAGCGAGGGCCGTGTTCATCAGGAGCTGGCTGTTGTCCTTGTTGCGCCAGATGGCGTCCATGAGTGACTGGACCTTGTTCTGGCTGAGGATGTGGTCGATGTCTGCGGTCGACCACCCCCCCTTGGGCATCTTGGTGACCGTCCCCAGCTTCGCGACCTTGCCGAGGGCGCCGAGACCGTGGGAGGTGGGGTCAAGGAACATCACCGAGGCGAAGTCGATGGCGCCCGTGCCGTACTTGAACCAGGCGCTGTTGCCGCGCATCTTCTCGATGTAGGCATTACCGACGGCGGGCATGCCCGCGTCCTTGAGCAGATTCTGCTGCTGAGCCTCGGACAGCTTATTGAAGCCCGGGGGGAGATAGGCCTCCGGGGGCTTGTAGTAGAGCAGCGGCGAATCGATGGCGCGCTGAGCCTCATCAGGGCTCATCACGAGAGCTTGCCCCGGGGAAATGTGGGAGCTCGCGCGCCATGCGGTATTCCAGGCGTGGCTATTGAAATAGTCGCCACCGAGGAAGCTGTTATTGCCCCGGTTCATCTTCCCGACGAGCGCGGTCGTGGCGATGGGGTGCGAGATTCCGTTGGAGTAGAGCCAACGCATGGTCGCCATCGTGTCTTCGAGGCCAGGGGCCAGAAGGCCATGCGGTTGCGTCTGACCCGCCATGGCCGCTTCCTCGGCGGCCTTCTTGCCCTTGGGGGTGAGGGTCTGCTCTTCATGGAAGGGGTCGATGTAGCGGTCGACGACGTTGAGTCCCTCGACAGCCCCCTCTATGCCATGGGCGATACCGTCCCCGATATCGCCCAGGAATCCACCGATACCCACAGCTCACTCTCCCCCGGGGAACGTCATCCCCTCTGGCGGGTAAATCTCCAGCCCGGTCGGGCTGTTCTGCATGTTGTAGGCCAGCGAATAACGAAATGGGTCGTGCTTGGGCCCAGTCGTCGTCATATCGAAGGCCAAAGCCGGAGTATCCGGCATGAACTGAAGCATGACGCCAAAATCTTGCCACCAGTCCATCAGAGCATCCCCTTCAACTGCCTCACCAGGTTCCGGGCCGCCTTCGATGAGCCCGGCTGTTCGGCCATGTGCTCGAAGACGGGGAGGTACTGGAGCAGGCGATTCATGTCATCGTCCTGCGGCGGATTGATGCCGAGCGCCTCGGGTCCAGCCCCCGGGCCGAGCGGGGCGCCGTCGGTCACCGGAGTGTCGGGCTGCTCCGTCGGAGCCCCGAACGGGGTCATCTCCGGGAGCTGAATGCCAGCCAGCGGGCTGGCCGCCTCCCCGCCAGGGGAAGCAGCCAGCGGAGCCGCCTGCTGCATCTTCATCATCTGGGTGGCGTCACCATAATCGCCGCCGGTGGGGACCCTGATGGGCTGCTTCTGATCGCCCGGCCCGCCGTCCGTACGGCGCGAAAGCTGGCCCGGTCCCGATACGGGGGCCGGGTTCGCAGGCTGGCGGGCGCCACCCGACGGCATCAGGTACCGCTCGTACGAGCAGTGTCGGTGGTGTGATTGTGCGCACCACCAGTGTTGGCCAGCGTGGTGCTGTCCCAGCCGGTGATATCGCCGGACGTGTCCGAGGGCGAACCCACGGCCGAGCCGGTGTTCGCCTCCTGGAGGGACGGCGCCTGGGTGTGGACGCCCGAGCAGGACCCCTTGAGGCCGCGCATGGGCTGCGAACCGCCCTCGTGACCCGGGTCGCCGGGGAACGCAACGGGCGTGACGTTGGTGTCCATGTTCTACTCCTTCCGGTTCTTCGGGTCGCGGTGCTCCTCGCAGAACTTCACGCGAGGGTGGTCGCTGTACTTCGGATTGTTGCATTCGCCGAATTCGCATTCAGCGGCATCCGCTGGAACTGTAGTCATGCTGCCCGGCTTGAGGACCTCAACGCGTTCGACCACTTCCAGCTCCTCGGAAGGAGCTGGCATAAAGCCGAGCTTGATGAGGTCATCCGGAGAGAAGTCCGGGCGGATAGCCCGGACGCAGCCCAGGTGATGGGTCTCTTCATGGCCGCAGAGATAGCAGCTCACGCAGGAACACTCCTCTTGATTCCGGCAGAGACATTCGCCTTGCCGTTTCCATTGAGGCTCGCGAGCAGCGTCATGAGATCCGGCTTACCGCCGGGCCCCATCTCTGCCTGACCAGGAGCCGTACCCCCGGGCATTCCGGTACCCGGGTTCATGCCGAACGGTACGCCGCCGCCCCCTCCAGGGCCGCCGCCTGCTTCTCCACCGGGGCCTACGGCTCCGGCGGCGGGAGTTGGCGCAGGGGTCGGTGCAAAAGCCTTCATGATGGCCGCATGCATCGGAATCCCCTTCTCGCGCTGCTCGATGATCGTCGCGGCGCGTGCGAGTACCTGCGTCGGGTCCATGCCCTGCTGAGCCATGATCCCGGCCGAGCTGAGCATGGAGAACACGCCCTGCTTGAGAGCGTCTGTCACCTGCTCGTTGTCGATCTGGGCCTGCATGGCATTGACGTCGATGTCCATCGGGAGCTGCCGCTGGAGGAAGTCCCGAGAGATGTCCTGGTCGCCACGGAGCTGGAGCAGGAAGATCAGGGCCTGGTTCGGGTTCATTCCGGCCGCGAAGCCGTACGACACGTTGACCGTGTAGTCGCCGTTGATGTCACGGGACGGCACGTACTTCTCATTGAAGGGCGTGCCATTGACCATGCCCTGAATGGACTTCTCGGCGTTCGGCCAGTACTTCTCGTCCATCTCGAAGCAGAGCGCGATGGCCTGCTCCAGCGCATGGCCGATGTGGTGCTGACCGGTGGCGATCTGAGTGTCGTAACCGCCATTCAGCGCCTCGACACCCTTGCCGGTGATGATGCTGGCCTGAACGTCGCCGGTGGCCGCAGCAGGCGTACGCGTCCCCTGACGAATCTCCTCCTGGAGTACTGCCTCCTGCTGGAAGGCATGCACCGGAAGGTCTGTCGTGATGCGCCGGATCTTCTCCGGTTCGCGGGTACGCAGGATCGCGTCATCACCGAACGGGACCTTCTGGATGTCCGGCGGGATGGCGAGCGGGGCGCGGACATTCCGCTGTGTGCCTTGCAGGCCTAGCAGCGCCATGCGGGCGCGGGCCAGGTAGGGATAGATGATGTCGTCGAACTGGCCACGGTCCTGGTCGTCGTACGACGGCTTCTGGGCGATGGCCACAGGAACCCGGCCGAACGGGTTCCCGTGGGCCGTCAGGACCATGTTGTTGCGCTCGGGCAGATACAGGACGTAACTGTCCTTGTCGCAGTACTTCACGCACTCCAGGAGCGAGTCCGGCTGGATCTCCGAGGTGGGACCCCACTGCCGTCCGAGGATGGCCTGGGCGTGCATGGGGAACTTGTCCGCCAGGCGCCAGGCCTCCTCGCGCCAGACCTTGGAGTAGCTGATGATCCGCCCCGCCAGGTCGAACTGGGGGTAGGCCTTCATCGGATTGTCGATCCGGATGATCGGGGAGCCCGTCTCGAAGTCGGCCTCCACGACGAAGGGCATCATCCCGTACATCAAGTACCAGTCGCAGCCCTGGGTCATCTTGGCCCGGAGCTGGCTGTTGTCCACGTAGTGGTGTGCCACCTTGGTCTTCTTGGCGACGTACTTACGCTGCTTGTCCGAGGTGAGCACACCGTTGGCGCAGTTGATCGCGGGCAGGGGGGCGAGATTCTCCGCCATCTGCCGGGCGGCGAGGTCGATCGCGTTCGCCACGATCGGCTTGGGCCAGATGTCCGGCATAGTGCCCGGCATGACGTTGTCGATCTTGCCGGTGCGGACGTCGTACACGGTCATGTGCCGCGCATCGCGCTCCGCGTAGAAACGTCGTAGCGATTCCACCCGCTTCGCGATCCGCGCGATGTCGGCCTGCGGCCACACGACCGCGACCGGCTCAGGACCGGCCGCGACGCCAGGAGACGGAAACTGCATCTCGCCCTCCTTCCCAAATGTCGACTTGTCGACAGGCTACAGACCGAGCTTCTTCTCGATCCGCTCCAGCCGCTGCTCAACGGTCAGGATGACCGGGGTGGGAGCAGGCGCAGGCCAGGTGCCGGGCTTCGCCCGCAGGCAGGCCGCGAGGTCCGTACGAAAGGCGACCATGCCGAATCCGGCGGGGTCCTTCTTGTAGTGCGACCACTCCAGGTGGCCGATGCAGGACTTGGCAGTCCAGCCGTAGTGGCGGCAGATGGCCGCCGCCGCGCGGACCATGGCCACGTACTGGGTGTGGGGCCACGGGTCCTTGCCGTCGCCGAGGTTCTCGCACTCGAAGCCGTAGAAGGCGTCATTGCCGTCCACCGCCCCCTTGTCGCCTTCGCCATACCTGGAGGCCGGGGGCCGACTCATGTAGGACTCGGCGACCACGGCATTCAGGACGTCCGGGTCGCCACCCCCCGCATGGTTGGCGCGACCGGCCGACGCCATCCAGACGATGCCCTGCTTGTCGATGTACGCGTGGGCCAGCGGGCCCGGCAGGGCCGTCGAACCGTTGTAGATGTACTCGTACGAGTGGTGCGAGGCCGTGTGGTGGATCATCACCCCATGCACCGGCCCGAAGACCTTGCCCGTAGCGCTGTCGCGCTCATGGGTGGTCCATCCGGCGTGCGGGGTCTTGATCGTGAGGCCCTCCCCCTTGAGGGCTCGGATGAGTACTGCTGCGGACATGGGGTCAGCCATTGGTCTCTCCTACCCGATCAGGCCAGTGCCAGGTACCGCCCTTGTCGCTGGCGCAGCCAGCCGGGTCTTCCTGGGCGCCGAACTCGAAGAAGACCCCCGAGGGGTTCAGTACTGCGAGCCCCGCAAGGGGCACGCCCATGAACCCCTCCAGGGTCTGGGTCACTACAGCCGCACGGCATGCGCCGTGATAGCGCTGCTCACCGTTCTCGTCCACCGGCGAACCGTAGCTGCGGTAGTGCACGATCCTGCCCACAGTGGGCTCCATTCCCTCTCCTACCAGCCGCTGAAGCCGTTGCCGTTCCACAACCCCTGGTGGGGCTGCATCTGCAAGGCGTAGTCGATATCGATCACCGTCTGATTCTCCGTGTCCCGTTCGGACGCGAATTCGCTGCCTTCGACGTGGAAGCTGTCGAAGTCGGTGAATATCATTTCCCTGCACCGGATCTCCGCGAACCACAGGGCCATCACGGTGTCCGTGAGGCCCTTGGTGTCGGGGAACCAGGCGCAGAGCTGCTCGATGAGATTCCGGACGGGCTCGGACTGCGTCTGGGACGGCAGCCTGATCAGGTTGTGCCCCGAATCCCAGCCGTCGAAGAGTGTTGCCATGGAGGCGACACCAAAGTCCGGGTCCCACTTGGTGGAGTCCGTGTGGTGCGGCGAGAGGATGCAGCCGCGCTGATTGAGCATGTCGCGTACCAGCCGGTCCTGCGAGATTGCCGCCTGATAGGCATTCTTCTCGATACGCCACTCATTGATCCGGTACCGGTCGGTCAGCCGCTCGATCTCCGACCTCATCTCGTGCGGCGGAAGGGCCCTCCGGTTGACGACTTCCAGGACCCATCGGGTCCCAGTTTGCCGATCCAGACCGATGACGACCATGGCCGTGAAGCCTGACGCGGCGGGGTCCAGACCACCCACCACGTACAGACCTTCCATGCCATGGGCACGGTGGCCGGGTTGTCCTGCCATGAGGCGGCCGGGGTAACGGGCTCGGTCGATGCACGCCTGGACTGCTTCCATCGCGAACGTCGAGTCATCACTCACCTGATCCTGCATGTAGACCATCGACCAGTTCCTGGCCGACATCTTGCTGCGCTTCTTGCGCAGGGCGGGGCCGTCCCACATCGGCCAGTGGCCATCCCGTGGCCAGCCAGCAGACTCTGCGGCGCGGCGTCCCTTCTGGGACACCGGCGGGCGGTTGGTGACCGGCCACAGCGTCACCCAGTCTTTTGGGTCGTCCGCGAACTCCATCACGGCAGGCTGCGTCAGGTACGTCCACGGGGACTCCCCGTCGACGTAGTGGTGGGCCTTCAACAGCTCCGAGTAGAGGTCGACCGACTCGATGCGTGTACCGATGACGATCTGCATGCCACCCGCGTCCGCGACGCGTGTGCCTACCTGGTTCTGGATCCAGGAGATCTGGGCCGGGAATTGCTGGAAGTTCGTGTGGTCGACGCAGTCGTCCATGATGGCGAGGTCGGCTCGGGTGCCATAGATCTGGCCGCCGACACCCACCGCCTGAACCGTGTAGGCGTGCTCACCGGAATCAGACCCATTGACTCGTATAGCGGTCTGAGACCAAGTGTCTCCAGAAGCGAAGCCTCCAGGGGGCCCAAAGGTCGACTGGAGCTTGGCGTAGGCCGCGTTGTCATTGAGGCGCTCCTTGATGGCGTGCAAGAACTTCTTGGCCATGTCCTGCGTACGCGAGATCAGCAGGATGCGCACATTCGGGTCCTGGCAGATCCGGTACGTCACGTAATTGATCGTGAGCGTCGTGGACTTGGCGTGCTCCGGCGGAGTGTTGATGAGCAGCGTGTCCGGCTCGCCCTTGACGTAGATCTGGTTCGGCTGGATGTTCTCGGGCTCACGGCCCTCGATCAGGTCGAACCACTGCTTGTGATGCCAGTTCATCTCCGTGCCCAGGTACTCACGGCAGAAGTCCTCGAACGGCGGCATGTTCTCCCGGACCGCCGCCAAGTCATTCGTCTTCTGCTTGAGGACCACGTCCACGCGGTCACGCCAGTCGGGGAAGTTGTCCCGGTAGTACTGGTACGCGGAGCGGGACCGCTGAGCGGCCCGGCAGGCGTCCGTGATGGAGAAGCCCTTCTCCAGGGCCGCCAGGATCGTACCCATGGCCATCTGGGACGTCTGGGCGCCTCGGGTGCGCTGGTAGCCGAGGCGGCCGACAGCACCATCACCGGACCGGCCCGCGTACTGCGGCCGGTCATCGTCATCAGGAATCACTACTCGGACCATGGGGTCAGTGTGCCCCCGGAAAGGAAGTACCTCTCATGAACGTCGTCATCGGCCCCACGAGCGGGATCGTCTGGCTGGCCTGCGCCATGGGCTCGGCCGTGTTCCGGGCGAGCCTCGGAGCCCGGATCCTCACTGCTGTCGTCGGCGGGCTCGCCGCCTTCTCCTTCGTCCGCCAGTTCTTCCAGGAGGAGCAGTGAAGCCAAAGAGGGACTGGTTCGTCCGCAAGGCGAAGACAGTCAGCCGATGCTGGATCTGCAAGCAGCAGATCCAGCCCGGAGAGTCCATCACCCGCTACTGCAAGCACTGGCCGCACTTCGAGTGCGCCAAGCGTCGCGATGCGGAGATCTGCGCAGGTAGCTGACCAGATGCCCCCCTACAGCGTGTAGGGGGGCATTCGCATTGTGGGATTGTTGAACAATCGCGATTTGACAATACCTGCTAGGGTTTAGGCGCCGTGGGCCCGGTAAGGCGCTACAAAAGCCTGTAATGCGCCCACGGCGCACAGGATCAGCGGGGGCGTAGCCCCCTGATCAGGTAGTTCGCGGCTTCACGGCCGCGAACCTACTCCTGAGTCGCGCACCGCGCGACAGGCAGGCCCCTCCGGGGCCTGATAGGTCTGGGGGGCGTACTGGGATGGGCTCTAGCCCAGCCCAGCGCCCCCGGTTTAACAGCCCCGGGTCAAGACCCGGTAAAGCGCCAGCTCAGCGGCAGCTGAGGGGGCGCTGGGCTGGAGTCGGAGACGACAGCCCCACCACGGGGGGTGGGGCCCTGGTGCTGGTCAGCCGCCGCTGACCAGCCAGTTCATGTACATGCACCGGATTCGCTGCATCACAGCAGCGAATCCGCAAAGCATGGTCAAGGGCTGGCATAGGCCAGCCCACGGGCAGGTAAAGCAGGAGCAGGGCTGAATGGCCCTGCTCACCGGATACCTGCGTGAATGCAGGGCATTCACCCTGTGGCCTCCGGCCACCCTGGGGCAGCCAGCGGCTGCCCCCTTGCGCGTGCGTATGCACGCCTGCGCGCGTAGCGCGGGTACCCGCGTACACGTATGCGTGTACGCGCGCGTAGAGGCGCCTTCGGCGCCCTGTTCTTGATCCGGATACAGGTAGAGGCAGGCTCCTCAAGAGCCTGCCTCCTGCTTCCACCGTTACTGCTCACGCCCTAGCGGCGTGAGCGTGCCTTTACCGGTTTGGCTTGCGGTTACTACGGATGACCTACGAGCTTCGCTCGTGGTCATCCCCTACCCCCCGGTGGGGGATCGCTGCGCTCACCCCCACCTGCCCCCCTCCCCCATCCTTCCACGGCCGAAGCAGTGCTCAAGCGATCATGAGCGACCTGGGGTTTTGTCTGATCAACTCGGCCTCGAAAGAGGCCAGTTGATCTCTGTTTCAGGCCTGGTACGTACCAGAATTGTCGACTTCTGCGAAAGAATCTTCTGCCATCACCGCAGGTCAGAGCACTGATCCAAAGCCTTTGCCATCCCTTGGTTTGCACGCTCTTCCCTACGTAGCAGGTTGGGGCTCGCAACACCACAACTCAACAGCCCGACCAGCCGCCGCCGAGGCGCCCCACCGGATCACCGGGATGTGGGCCACGGATCAGGCGCAGGGATCACCGTTCGAGCCTCGCTCGCGGTCCCGGCAGGCAGGGCAGGGCATGGCGGGATGTGGGGCGTCGATCAATGCGCCGGGCGAATGCCGGGCGTCAATGGGCGGAACCGTTGCGGCTCCTTGAGAACTCAACAGTGGACTTTTTCTTCTGGGCACCGGTGTGCCCGAGGGGCGACGCGCTAGGGGGTTGGTACAAACCCTGGTACAGAGGCGGGCTGTATGCCCGTCGGAGTCTCTCTCACGCACCCGATGACCCAATGACCCGTGGACGCTCTCCTAAGCCGTCCACGGGGCGCACAGGCAGCATGACGGGCGCCCTCTCCGGCGTTCGTCGCTCATGCTGCCCGTTGCGTAGTGCTTCCGAGCCGTTGGGGCTCGGCGGTGCTACGTGATGACAGGAGAGATCATCATGAACATCAGTCTTCAGAACCCGCACACCGTGGCGTACTACGCCGCGATGTACGAGGCTGATCAGGCAGGCCGGGAGTACGGCGCGGCATACGCCGCGTACGCAGTCAGTGCGCGTCGCGACGGTAGTCCCGAGGACTACGCGACGTGGCTGGCGTCCGGCTACGCAGATGCGGCCTACCGCGTCGTGCGCAACATGTCCGTCTGGGAGGCCTGATCATGACCTATGACCGGTTCGTCGTGGCCATGATCGTCGTACTGATGGCCGGAATCATGATCATGGCTTTGATCATGGACTGGCAGGACCGCAAGAGGGAGGCTGCACTCACTGAACTTGAGCGCGATGCCTTCCATGGACCCTGGGTGTAAGCGCCATCGGGTGCAGCTCTCGTAGCTGCGCCCCTTTGGTGCCGCATACGCGGTTCCTTGATCAGAAGGAGAGCTGATCATGTCCCAGTTTCTGACCCTCGCAGCCACCGGTGAACGCGTCCAGTTCGGCCGGATGGTGCAGGCACAGGTAGGGCCTCACACGGGTACGTGGTGGAGGCTCGACGCGCTGGCCCACAACGGTCACGAGCACATTGTGCGCGTGACCCGGTTGGTGCACGGAGGCCGGATCAGGCGCGTCGCAGCATTCCCGCTGCACGTGTTCGGTCTGGTCGTGTCAGAGGTCGCACAGCTGTGGAAGCGCTGCATCGAGTGCACGCTGCACAAGCTGAGTGACTACATCGCTGCGGGCGTTCTCGCCCTCGTGCCGTTGGCGTTCTTCGAGCGCTACGACGGGGCCGAGCGCATCACGGAGATCATCCGGCTCATCGTCGAGTGATCATCCAGTTCGCCGGGAGCACTCAGACAGATTCAGTGTCTGAGTGTTGCCGGGGGCAACTGGGCCCCGTGTGATCTTGGGAGGGAAGATCATGAACCATGTTGAGCATGCCGACCACACCACCGTCATGCGGACGTTGGTCGAGCCTGTGACGCCGTACGAGCAGTACCAGCCTGGGCAGTACGTCTACGTGCACCCTCACGCGCTGGCAACGGCCGATCTGGCCGCTGTCGAGTGCCTGATCGTGAACACGGACCTTGCACCGCTGGAGATCGTGGTGCACCCCTGCAACCATCCGGAGCAGGCGTTCACGGTGGCGCAGGACAAGCTGAGCGCACCCATCTGGGTGTGAGTGATCCCAATGCGCGGCGGGTGCACACGACGTGTGCACCCTGCGGGCAACTGGGCCCACAGGTGAAGGAGAGTCACCAATGATCATGTATGACGCGTTCAACACCCCTGCTCACCCGGCCATCGAGGTCGACGACCGGGAGGCGGTGCGCACCATCACTGAAATGGCCAATGATGTTCCGGTCTACGTCCGGGCGTTCGCTGGCCACGAGGGTGGGGAGAACGTCACAGTCTTCTGGACGCTCACCGGACACGGTGAGGTCGGAACCATCTTCGAGCACACACGGGAGAATGCGTTCAGCGTCCCCGTGGGGCACACGGACAGCCTCGTTGAGGGACTCCGGTTCTTCCTGGAGGACACGAGGATCTACACCCAGTACGACCGTGACGCCGAGTACGCCACGGGTGAGTAGCACGTAGGACCGTGCCTAACAACGTCCTCCAGGGCTCTGAATCAGCCCTGGGGGGCTTTGTCCGGACGGTCCGGACTAACTGGTCATAGGAGAGATGATCATGGCTGAGAACGACGCACAGCCCCCCCTCGGGGCTGCATCCGTGATGCTCGGCAAGTTGCTGGCACCACAGCCCCGGCCGCTGCGAGTGATCGCGGCAGAGATCCGCCAGGACTGGAAAAAGCCGAACTACGCGGCCGTGCCCTACCTGTCCGCCATGTCGGAGCTGGACAAGGTCACTGACGCGTACTACGCGGACAGTGCGGCGTCCATCGTGCGCTACTTCCTGGCGAACGCCGGAACCTGGCGGGGCGAGACTGCCCGCCGAGTCAAGGCCGAGCTGAACAAGATGGTCAAGAACAGGTACTGACCACCCCTCAGCGTCCGGCACGGGTCGCGCGATGATCCCGTGCCGGGTCCTGACCTGATGGTCAGGTCTAGATGATCTAGGAGAGAGATCATGTGGAACAACAAGCAGTATCAGACGGTCGCGGATGGTCTTAAGGACGCCCGTGACGCCATCGACGCCGCCGCGTCCATCGGCGGGGAAGTCTGGCACGCAGTTGCCATCGATGCATGGGAGACGACCGCTGAGAAGGTCATGGCTTCCCTGCGGGCGCACCACCGGGGCGACTACGCGTTCAGTGAGTCGCGCTTCCGTAAGGCTGCGGGGATGGACGCGTGATCGCGGTCATCTGCAAGGGACTTGAGCGGGGGCTCATTGCCTCCGCTCTCATCCTCTCGCTGCCCCTGGCTCTGAAGCTGGGTAAGTTGGTCGGCGCCTGGTTTTTCAACCACCACGGGGGGATCTGGCTAGATCCCCAATGAGACTGCCCCACCCCTCGCGTCCCCCCTCGGGGGGTGGGGCACCCCTCAGTTCGTACGAGCTCTGTTCGTACGGGCCGAAGGGTGAAAGTCACCCGGATTGATCAGTAAGGAGAGACTGATCATGGAAAAGGATCGCGAAAGACTTGAGCTGCTCACCCTTGCCCCTTCGCGGGAGCAAAGGAAGGCGCTCGTGGACAACATCCTTGCCGTGTACGACCGCGCGAACGCGGATCAGCTCGCCAAGGGCATGAGCTGGTACAGCACTGCTCATGACTTGGCAGGACTGGTTGGTGCTGGGGACTACAGCAAGGGTGCTGGAGTGATCGCTGCACTGTCGGTGAACACGGGATGGGAGCGGAACAAGGACCTTGCATTCGCAATCTCGCAAGGTAAGAAGGCTGGTCACTTCCCCAAGGTTCTGGAGAAGGTCGGCGCCATCATGGCGGGGGAGAATCCCCTCGCGGTGCTGGGCAAGGGTCTGAAAACCCTGAACTTCTACATGAACATCCACCAGCCGGAGCACACGGGTGCGGTCACGATCGACCGGCACGCGCACGACGTGGCGCGTAACCAGGTGTGGGGGAACCGTAACCGGGCCCTCACCACAGGAACGCGGTACGCCATTCTCAAGCAGGCGTACCGAGACGCGTCCGCCCTTCGTGGGGTGCGTCCGCACGAGATGCAGGCGGTGACGTGGGTCGTCTGGACCGACGAGTCACCGCATGCCCGGAAGTATTGACCGGGGATGAACGTCCGGCAGGGCCCGTCCATGCGGGTCTACGCGGGGCCCTGCCGGGCCTTGATCCGACGGTCGGATCATGGAGAGGAATCGATCATGGGATTCAAGCAGGATGTAGTGGACGACCTGCACGCGCTGAACAGCCGAGTGACGGCGCTGGAGAGCCTCGCGGCCACCCTGCGTACCGCTGGCATGCCTGCCAGCGTGCAGGGCACCACCCGCACGGACTACGCGGACACGCAGCGGACGCAGGTGGAGGACCGCACCATCACCACCGTGCGGAACCCGGGCGCCTACGACGGCATCACGGGCGGCCGTCGCGGCACGGCCGTGTCCACCCCCGCCACGGGCGTTGACTACGGCGCGATCGCCTTCGGTCTCTCGCAGATCAAGGCAGATGCTGCAGCCAACCTGAACAACGCTGTACCGGCGAGCGCTCTCGCCAAGCACTACCGCGAGACGGTGCAGTACTTCAGCGACGTGTTCGCCAAGGCGGACCCGTCCTTCGACGCGGCGGACTTCGCTCGGAAGGCCAACGCGTAACCTACGGACTCCTGGCAGGGGGTTGCCCAAGCCCCTGCCAGGGCCCCGTGCCGCCCTAAGGCGGCACCCGGATGGAGCAGTGCCCCACGCTGCTCCGCCCCCCGTCTCTCCCATTCGGGGGGGCGTCAGAATCCGGGTGTCGCCCTAAGGCTGCATGGCGCAGCCGACGGAAGGAGAGCCGTCATGATCACGAAGTACCAGGCGGAGGCCATCGTCAAGGCCACGCATTACCGTGACTGGACGATCGAACTCGTCAGCCCCGCTCAGATGGCCCTCTGGGGACTGATGGGCCTGATCAAGGCCGAGCTGGACCACGCCCTGCCCGTGATGATCACGTACAAGGCCCCGGACTCGCGTCCGGGAGTGGAAGGGGAAGTCACCAATCAGACGCCCCTTTCCGTGCCCCTCACGGAAACCGAGGAGCAATTCGCTCGCGCCCTTTTTGAGGCCATCGGCCTGATCGAAGAGCATGAGCGTCGGGAATTCTTCACGGTGGATCTCGACGTGGTCAAGGACCGCCCATTCGAGCGGCACGTCAGTTCCGACCAGCGCGGATGGAACACTGCCCGCTCCGGCGGGCAGAAGGAAGCTCTGTTCCACCCGCACGGCATCAACCGCAACAAGCTCTTCCACGACCTTGACCCCTTTGCCAAGGGGCTCAAGATCAAGGATTTGTCGGGCGCGGAATTCATTTCCGACGCCGTGTAAGGCCAACTGAATGCGCGACCCGGGGACGCAGCCCCGGGGCCCAGAACAGGCCAGCCCCCGCGCCTGTGCGCACAAGCGGGGGCACCTGAGGGCCGTGCCTGCCACTGATCAGGCGGGATAGGTGAACTAGCGGGTTCGAATCCTGCCCGGCCCACTCTCTCTTGATCAGGTTCGAACCTGGCGAAGGATCAAGAGAGTCGGCCCCCACCTGCTGAGGTCACGTTCAGCGCTTAGGTGGGGGCCGTTCACATCCCCAGGTAGAGGAGAGGAACCTCATGGGCAACCAGAACGTCGACAGGAGTGCTCTGGTCGACTTCACCAACGGGCGCAAGATCTACCCGGAGGTGGCGGAGTATCTCGGCACCCGCATCAAGACCGAGCGGGATTACCACGACGCCATCACGAAGGCAGACCGGGACTACCAGGATGCTGACATGGCGCTCCGCCGTAAGGCGGAGGACGAAGGCCGCCAGTACGACTCGTACGGCGCCGACAGGGACGTGCAACGCGCCGCCCGGCGCGAGCGTGACGCCGCGTACGAGGTGGCCACCCAGGCACGTCACGAAGCCTCGCGGGAGCTGCTGCTCAACTCGCCCCACAAGGAAGTGAAGTGGATCGCGGAACACTGCCTGTTCGCCAACCAGGGCAGTGAGGTCGAAGGCTACGCCGTGGCCATCCTCAAGATCCTTCCGGCCACGGTCGAAGAGATCTGGACGGAGGCCAAGGACAACCGGGGCATGTGCGACGTCTTCGACCGCTTCTTTGAGGAAGCGGACAAAGAGGGTGTCTTCACTGACGGTAACCCGATGCCTGGTTACCGGGAGACCGCCGCCTACCGCAACTACATCCGGCGCAACTGGGGCAACAGCTACGCGCGGGACCTCCAGCCTCACCTGGACCGGATCGTCAAGGCGATCAACGACCACCACCGCGAGGAGCTGGCCAAAGCCAAGGCCGAATGGCAGGGCCTTGACGAAGCCCGCGCGGAGAATGCCACCCGCAACCGCAGTGCCGCCCAGAAGGCGGCCTGGGACACCCGCAGGGCGGCGCAGGAAGCCTCTACCGACCCCTGCGCGGACATGGCCGAGGACATCCGCAACGGCCACAACCAGGAACGCGAGATGATTGACGCATGACCAAGCGTCTTCTAGAGGCTGTACTCAGCGCCTTCGGCTGCTCCTACGGGTGCGGCTTCTCGGGCACGTACGCGGAAGTGCAGGCGCACGAAGCGGCATGTCCGAACCGGTATTAGACGCCCTGCCTGCGCCGTGAGGCGTTAGTACCCCACAGTCTCGGGGGCAAGGCAGGGAAGCGCCCAGGGTTGTGCCTGTCCAAGCGGTTGACGTCCACCGCTGGCGCGAAAGGACGTCATGGGTACGTAGCTCAACGTGGCAGAGCACCCGGCAGGGAGATCAGGTTCAAATCCTGCGTACCCACGAAGCCCCCGTAGTGGAGGAACGGGCCCCCTGCGGGGGCTGACCAAGGAGAGGAGCCATGACTTTCAGCGGTGCGGAGAAACTTCTCCGTTTGGAAGCGTACGGATTCTGGACACGTACCAAGAATGCTCCGTACCGGGCCGTTCAGTGGGAGCCACAAACCCACGAGGACGGTCGCCAGTCTTTTCGTGGTCGTAATTGGGTCGAAGTGCTCCCGCACGACGACGGCGGGGAATCCAAGCGATTCCTGACATCCGAAGTGGAAACTGTCGGCCCGAACGAATGGCTGGACTATTACCCATCCACAGATTCCATGATCTGCGGATGGGAGTGGTGGGACAAGCCCGGCGCCTATTGTCCGCGTAAGCGGGAAGTCGTCGAGCCCTTCTGTCCCAAGCACATGATCGAACTGAATGAGGAGAGGAACCTCAGTGGAGAAGACTAACCCGGTGCTGGCCGAGAGCCAGTACCCGCTGCCCAGCGAGGCAATGAGCCTGCTGGTCAGCCCTGAGATGGCCGCCGACTGGCGCCAGTACCGCACGTACGACCACAACCGCAAGGTCTCTCCGCACGTGTCCAGCCGCTATCAGCGGGACATGGAGTCGGGGCTGTGGAAGCTGACCCGCCAGGGTCTGATCTTCGACACGGCCGGGAAGCTCATCGACGGCGGACACCGCGTGTCCGCGCTGGCCAACGCCAGCCACGACGCTCTGACCAAGCACTACGGTGAGCCCGCCGTCCCGTTCTGGGTCTACCCGAACGAGGCGCGGGACACCTTCGACACTCTGGACCAGGGATACAAGCGCCAGGCAGCGCACCTGCTGCACGTCCCCAACTCCAGCACCGTGGCCGCAGGGGCCCGCTGGCTGGCGGCTCTCGCCAACCAGGACATCCTCGGCCTGCCCCGTTTCCAGGGGCTGACCAACCCGGCGGTGTACCAGACTGCGCGTCAGTGGCCGGAGCTGGAGCGCTACTCCAGCCAGGTCAATAACGCCCGGCTGACCACGTACATCACGGGTGCTCCGCACCTCGCTGTTCTGGCGCAGGCGTCGCGTACCGAGTTCGGTACGCCCGAGCGGATCCAGGAGTGGTTCCAGGGGATCATGTCCGGCGTCGGTCTCGCCGACAATGACCCGCGCCTCAAGCTGCGGAGCCGCTTCCTGATCTCGCACCACGCGCTCAAGGGCACGGCCAACCGCACTATCGTGTACGGCCTTATCGCCAAGTCGTGGAACGCGTTTGCGCAGGGAGAGGGCATGAACCAGCTCTCCTACCGCTCGCGTGTCGAGGCCTTCCCCAAGATCGTCGGGTTCGACTGGTCCGCCCAGAACAAGGAGAGCTGATCATGGGTTACAAGCGCGGCGAGCGGATGGCCCTCACGGCTGCGCTCACCCCCCGTCAGAAGCGGCAGATGCTCAAGGAACTCTCCGAGATCCAGGACGAGGTCGAGGCGGTCGAGGACAAGCGGAACAAGCTGATCGCCAGCGTCTGGGCCAAGGGCCTTCCCCTGGCCGCTCTCCAGGGCTCTATCGGCCTCGGGTACGAGACGATCCGGAAGATCCTCAAGGGTCAGGGACTGGACATTGACCCCGAGTGAAATGAACAAGGTCAGGTCGGCCGTGGCGAAAGCTGCGGCCGACCTGTTCGCTCAGGACGGCAATGAGAACAAGTCTGCCGAGGAGTTGGCCGAGGAGTTGGCCGACGCCATGATCGAATCGATGGTCACGACGTACGAGGAGATCCAGGCCAAGTCCTACAACCTCATCGTCCTGGGTCATTTCCGCCTAGATGAGGACAAGTCGTACGTGGCGGCAGTGGGCCCCCTCTCGACTCGCGCTATTGCGCGAGCTCGGGGGGTGGGTGAGCATTTCGCCTGGGACTACAAGACCCGCAGGGGCACCGGGAAGTTCGTATCCGTGCCCCTGATCAGAGACCCCAACGCAGCGTGGGACCACCTCCGCAAGGAGCAGGTGCCGCCCAGCGAAGTGAGGGAAGCGCTGGAGAGCGCCCCCTCTTACTACGCCACTGGCACTCCGTACGACCGAAGCACCACGTGCGTGTGCGGCGTCAAGTCCGTACGCGAAGGGCAGTTCATCTGCCCACGACACCCAGAGGGGAGGAGCGATGGATCCGCTTGACGCGGCCGAGGAAATCTTCAAGGCCACCGAACAGGAGTTGCTCGAAGAGCAGATCAAGATCCATGCAGAGACGATCCTGATCGGCTCGATCGCCAGCAAGCCCTTGATACAGGGCCACCTATTGTTCAAGGCCCAGGAGCAGGGGCCGGAGTACATGACAGGACTTCTGGTCGCGGTCGGTCTCACCGCCCGTGGCTGGGGGCGCGTCCTCGCGGAGGACGCCAGCCTGGACTTCACCAAGTACATCAACCCGGAAGCCGAAACTTTCTGTAGCGGCAGCGAAGACGACAGCTTCGCGCACTACGCCGTGCGGGAGATCCTGAACGTCGAGACGGTGGCCCAGGCGGACAAGATCCGCCTGGAGATCATGACCTTCACTGACGCGCATGACTTCCTCATGTGCGGACGTATGCACGTCCACCTGGTAGGGCTCTTCGGGGAACTGGTCAGGGCCGTACTGGACATCCGCAACGGGGACTACACCCCCGGTGATGGCGATGATCGTTGACCTGTCCAAGCGCTGGCAGAACGATGACATGCCCTGCCTGCGCCGGAACCCGGAGATGTTCTTTTCCGACACCGGGACGGACGGTCTCGCTCGTCCGACCCAGAAAACCCAGAGGGAGTGGGACAGGGCCAAGGCCGTCTGCGCCACCTGTCCCGTGATCAAGGAGTGCGCCCGCGACAATCTCGGAGAGATGGAGGGCGTATGGGGAGGACTGGACCCGGCCCAGCGCATCAGGCTGCGGTCCACCCACTCCTTCAATGTCCGCAAACTGACCGGTCCGGTGAAGCTGGAGTACGCCAAGCTGGCGCACATGCTCCGCACGGAGCGCAAGCTCGGTTTCCAGGACATCGGCCGCATCATCGGCATCGGTCCCCAGACTGCCCAGTACTTGTGGCAGTGGTACGTCGACTGGGAGAAGCTTCAGAAGGCCGAGACCCCCAAGGTCGTCGACCTGGAGCTGCCCGAGCCGAAGAAGATCTCGGCCAATGCCGAGTGGCCCAAGACTTCCCCAGTTCACGGGGATGCCTGGATCCGGTACGCACGCCGTGTCGTATACGGGCACTACCTTGGCCAGACGGAGGACGACGCCTGGTACTCCTTCCGGGTGAGACTGGCGGGAGTCGAATACTCGGTCGCGTGGTTCAAGGCCGAGGACGTCAAGTTCACGCGTGACGTCGCCAGGGTCGTCCTCACTCGCGTCGGCAAGGGAAGTCGCATCTATGGCACCGCGCTCTCGCCGGATCATCGGCGAACCTCTCAAGCTGGCTGAGATCAAGCATCTCAGTTACTCCACGCTGGACCAGTGGTTCTCCTGCCCCAAGAAGGTCCAGCTCAGCAAGATCCAGAAGGCACCACAGCTCCCGGCATGGTGGTTCGCCGGGGGCTCTGCCGTCCACAAGGCGACGGAGGAGTACGACCTGTGGACGCTCCTCGATCCCGTGGGGCGTCCACGTTTCTCGATCAAGGACGAGTTCGAGAAGGCCTTCGCCCAGGAAGTCCACGAGATCTCGGAGAAGGAGCCTGACCGGGCCAAGTGGCGTCACGCGGGGCCGAAGACGGCCCCGGAGACGTACGACAAGTGGATGCAGCTCGGTCCCGTACTGGTGGGTAACTACATCAAGTGGCGCCGGTCCACGGACTACGAAATCTGGACGCTGGAGCGCTGGTCCGACAAGGAGATGACTGAGAAGGTCGTCGGCATCGAGATCGACTTGTCGACCACCCTTCCGGGGTGCGACAAGGAGATCAAGGCGTACGCGGACCGGATCTTCTACACGCCCTCGCTGGAGCAGATCCACATCATCGACCTGAAGACGGGCTCACGCGGGCCGAACAACCCACTTCAGTTCGGGACGTACGGCGCCTGCTTCACGCACCTGTATCAGCAGGAAGCCACGACCGGCACCGCCTTCATGAACCGCGAGGGCAGGCTCGGAAGGGCCTTCGGTCTCGCCAAGTACACGCCCGAGTATGTCGGGCGCCTGTTCGGGAACCTGTCCCGGGCAGTGGATGCGCGGGTCTTCCCGGCGCATCTCGGGTCGTCCTGCAAGATGTGCGACGTGTCGTCGGCGTGCTACGCCAATGACGGGGAGCTGTCGGAGCTGCACGACCCGGACCATCCGGGGTACGCCCCGCGATTCTGAGGAGAGGAACTCATGAGGAAGATCGCCACGCTGGTCATGGCCGGTCTGCTCCTGTTCGGAGTGACCGCCTGCTCCAGCTACAACGACGCCCGGGGCAAGGGGGACGCCCCGGCCAGCAAGGGCGACGACTCGCCCGGCATCGTCACGAACATGCCGGACGACTTCCCCAACGTCGTCCTGAAGTGCCTCAAGGGCGACGCGCCCTGGGCCGTGGTTGCCACCACGCACCTGACGGTCACCCTGATCCAGGACCCGCAGCGGTGCGGCGGCAAGATTGTCCCCGGCCTGCTCCAGGTAGCGGAGAGCGACTGATGGACACCGGTAGCACGCTCTTCTGGATCGCTCTCGGGATCATGCTTGCGAGCGTGGCCTGGGACGTGCCCCGTCCGAAGGACATCATCCTCACGTCGATGCTTTACCTGTGCGGTCTCGCCCTGGCAGACGTGAGCTTCTTCTTCAAGCCCCACCTGTCGGGCTTCGCGCTCTGGATGAGCTTCGGCGGGGTGACTTTGTACGGCGTGATCTTCATGGCCACGCTGTGGCCCCTCCTGCGCCGCAGGCGGGCCAGGAAGGGTCTGCGTTTCCGCTGCTACCACTGCGGCCTGCCGTACGACGAACACGAGGGAGAGGGATTCTGCGATGGCGTCAGCGAAGTCCAGCAAGGACAAGACGATGGCCAGCTACCTGAAGGAGCGGGGGGTCAGCCGTGAATCGGGCGCCTGCCCCTGGGGCTGCGGCCGACTGATCAGTAACGGGGGTGGCCCCCTACTGATCCACCTGAACACGTGCAAGGGAAGCCGGAAGAAGGTGCGGGTCTGATGAGGGACTGGGCCTGGCGGTTTGCGCTGGGCCTCTTCCTGGCCGTCATCATGACGGTCTTAAGCATCATCCCGATGCGATGAGCGCTTCGCCTTGCACCCACCTCTACGTGGTGGGCGACACGGAATGCAGGCTGTGCCTGCGAGGACTGGAAGGAACGGCGTTGACCGACCAGAACGATGATGGCGTGGACTGGGGCGAGCAGGGAGCCCCAGAGGCTGCGGCCACCTGGAGTCCCGAGGACTACTCGGGGGACAAGGTGGCTCCGATGTACCCGGAGTACCCGCCGCTGGCGGAAGCCCCGATCTCGATCAACTTCAAGGTCACCGGCGAGCCGCAGATCACGGTGCGCGGTTTCGACGCGCACCAGATCACTGCCCTCCTGAATGATCTTGGGAACGGTGGCGTGTGGGCGAACGTCGCAGCCGCACAGGCCGATCTGCGGATGCAGGGACAGATGGGTGCAGGACTGGGCCCGATGTCTCCCGTCGGCCCGCAGGCGCCCCCTCAGGGCCCTCCCCAGGGGTACCCCAGCACCCCGCCCCCCTTCGGGCCGAACGTCTCCGTGCCTTCGGCGCCCGGATACGCCGGGCCGCCGATGCCGCAGCAGTCGTACCAGTCCGGCCCACCCCAGGGTGGCAACTGGGGTGGCGCTCCTGGCGGTGGAGCACCGGGGAAGGCGGACCCGAAGCCCCAGCCCCCTGGGTGGATGCGGGTGAACGCCCGTTCGGGGCCGGGGTTCGACGCCTGGAAGGCGCTGCGCGAGGCGCAGAAGGACTACCTCAAGGGCAAGATCCAGTACGGCGGCAACGGAAACTACTGGATCGAGCCTTCTATCGCTCAGTGGCTGGCTCAGCAGGGCTACGCCGTCACGTCGTGAGGGTGATCGTCACCGGCTCTCGTCGTTGGTTCCACAATGACGGTGCGATCTATGACGCGCTGTGGAAGGTCTACCGCGAACGCGGAGCCTTCCATCTCGCACACGGCGCCTGCGCCACGGGCGCCGACGCGTTGGCCGTCAAGTGGTTCCTGATCGCTGGGAAGTACCTCGGGTGCACGATCGAGGCATTCCCGGCCAACTGGGACCGAGGGCCCCAGGCCGGACCTGAGCGCAACCGACGCATGGTGGAAGCCGGGGCCGATCTGGTCCTGGCCTTCCCGCTTCCGGAGGGAAGCGGGACGCAGCACACCATGACCCTCGCTCGCGAGGCAGGCATCGAAGTAATCGAGCACGAGGAGTGACGTGCACCGGCTTTCACGGCTGGTGAAGAAGGGGGCAGTCGGCCAGGAGCCGCTGCCCCCTCCTTTCGCCTCATGGGAAGCGGAGAGGATCCGCATCCGGCGCCAGTCGGTCCACGTGTGGGCCGGACCGAGCGCCGCCTTCAAGTCCATGACCATGATGAACGCGATCATGAACATGAAGGTGCCGACGATCTACTTCTCCACCGACTCGGACGACTCGACGATGGCCAGCCGCATGCTGGGCATCTTGACGGGCGTCTCCTCCGAGGAGACCGAGTCGTGGTTGAACCCGAACAGCGCGCACCTTCCACGGGCCACGGAATTGCTGGCCCCCTACGACTACATCCGGTGGGACTTCGCCCCTGGGCTCAGCCTGGACGACGTCTGGAACGGGGCGTACGCGTACGCCACGATGGAGGGCTGCTGGCCTGACCAGATCGTGATCGACATCGTCTCCGACCTGTACCTGCAAGGGCACAAGGACGAGTGGTCGATGCTCAAGGAACTCATGCGTCAGGGGAAGATCATCGCCCGCGAGACGGGCGCTGCCGTCCATCTGGTGCACCACGTGTCGGATGCCTGGCATCCCACCGCCAATGCGCCCGTCCCCTCCAAGGGGGACGTGCTCGGCAAAGTCTCCAGCATCCCGGTGCTGATGATGAACTTCGCACCCGGGCAGGACGGGGAGATCCTGGCTGCCTGCGTGAAGAACCGGTTCGCGAAGTGCGATCCGACAGGACGCACGTACCTGCGCATGGCCGTCAACCCGGCCACCGCTCGCGTCAGCGACTGGATCGCTGGCGTCAGCTCGCGCTCGGGATACGTGCCTTCAGGAGGGAACTGGTACGACGAATGATCAACGAAAAGGACGCCCATGCCGCCATTGCGGCCGAGCAGGCTGCCCGCAAGAACCTGAAGGATCACACGCTGTTGGTGGTCTCAGCCATGAGGGCGGCCGGTCGGTCCAAGGACTTCGCCGACGGCTACATGGACGGCGTCACCACCGGCCTGGAGGTGGGTGTGTCCATCCAGGCCAGGCTGTACTTCGAGGAAGCGTGGGCCGCTACTGCCGAGTAGTGGTGTAGACACGGCGCAAGGAGAGGAGAGGACATGAGTGACCTGCATACGCTGCCCCTGCGGGAGCACGATCTCCCGCACCGCCCGATGATCCGGGCACACGTCTTTCGTACGACGCCCCACCACTGGTGGTGGGCGTACAAGGGACTTGAGCCTCAGAGCAATGACGTTCTGATGCACGGTCCCTTCGGCTCCCAGGCGGACGCCTATGCGTCCGCCTGGCACATGGTGGAGTCGCTGTGAGCGGACCGACGGCGGGGCATCTCGTGGAGATAACCCCGCTGCCCACGGGGTTCACAGTGTTCTGCCACACCGCCCTCACCCCAGGGCACGGCTCCTTGGGTGAGTACCCCACCCATCTAGAGGCGTTCACCGCAGGCTTTGAGCACGACTGGAACTGCGGCGGACAGAGGGAGACCTCGTGAATAAGAGAGCGCGCCTGACTAGGCGCATCCTGCGGGAGCATCGCCGGGGAGACTTCTTCCATCTCTCCCGGGAGTGGATCTGGCGGAACAATCTGTCAGTCCACAGCTTCTGGTCCTGCCCGCACTGCGAAGGGGTTCCTGGAGCCTTGAAGCACCTCAAGGGAGAAGTGCCCCGTGCCTACCGCTAACGCCCGCAAGGGCAGCGAGACTGAGCGCATGGTGGCCAAGTATCTACGGACCTGGTGGCCCGCAGCAGACCGCCGACTACGCGAGGGGCGCAACGACGATCAAGGGGACATCGACGGTGTTCCCTTCACCACGATCCAGATCAAGTACGTGGCGCAGAACCGGTACGCCATGTGGGTCATTGACACTGTCAGGCAGCGAGACCGTGCTGGCAATCCGCTCTGCCTCCTGATCAGGCGAACCCCCCGTAAGCCGGTCGAGGAGTGGGAGGCGCTCATGCCGACCCTCGGCTACCCCGAGGAAGAGGTGTGGACGTGGACCCGTATGGACCTGCGGCTGGCCGTCGACATTCTCGGCACAAAGATCAAAGCGGAGGAGATGTCACGGGTGAGCTGGGCGCAGTCCTCGCTCACTACATCGACGGATTCGATCCTGGCTCCGCGCGGGAAAGAGGTACCGCTCTCTGTCCCGTCCACGGGGAGGGAAATCCCTCCCTCTCGTACGACCTGACCAAGAACGCCTGGTTCTGTCACGCGTGCCTGGCCAAGGGTGGACCTGTGCAGCTCGTGATGGCCATGGAGAAGGTGAACCATGCGACTGCCGTCGAGCGAACAGCGAGCATTCTTCGAGCAGGCGGCATCGCAGTATCAGAGCGATCTAGCCAGCGATACACACGTCCAGGCGTACCTGCGGAGCCGAGGAATCGGTCCGCAGATCGCAAGTACGTACCGCCTGGGCGTGCTGCGTAACCCGCTCCTCAGCCACGAGCTGTTCAAGGGGCGGCTGTCCATCCCGTACGTCACCCCCCACGGGGTGGTGACCTTCTCCTTCCGGTGCCTTCAGGACCACGTCTGCAAGGACACGGTCCTGTTCGTCAACCGCGAGGGCAAGGAGGTCAAGTGCAAGAAGTACCGGGCCCCGCTCGGCATGGAGCGCACGCTCTACAACGTCCTGGACTTCAAGAAGGACACGGACACGATCTACATCTGCGAGGGCGAAATTGACGCCCTTACCTTGTCGGTGTGCGGCTTCGCCGCCATCGCCATCCCCGGCGTCAGCCAGTGGAAAGACCACTTCACGCGCTGCTTCGCGGACTACCAGCAGATCTTCGTCGTCGCCGACGGGGACGAAGCTGGCTACCGCCTGGGGGCCTTCCTCTCGACCGAGATCAAGGCCCGCGCCATCCGGCCTCCCAAAGGGGAGGACGTCAATTCGATCTTCTCCAAGGGAGGCACTGATGCCGTCCAACGATGGCTCGCAGGAGCTACGGGATGAGCTGCTCTGGGCTCAAAGTATGGGAGTGAGCGAGGAGCAGGAGCCAGAGCGCTGCCCCGACTGCGGTGGCCTCGGGGCCACCGTGGAGACCTACCCCGCCAAGGACTCCGAGGGTTACGAGTTCACGGCGTGGCGACAGAAGCCATGCGACACCTGCCACGGAACCGGAATCAAACCATGAACGGACACTGCTGGTGCGGCAGGGGGTACCCCTGCCTGGCACACGGGAGCAAGTGATGTGCATCGACGGAGGACCACACGACCTGGTGGAGGGGGAGATCGCCACGCCTGACGGCGGTCGCATCCCGTACCTCTACTGCTCAAAGTGCAACGCGAACTTCTCATGAACTGCCTGCACTTGTTCACATCGACGACCGAGACCCCCTTGGGTAACGGTCGTCGCCTCATTCAGGTCGTCTGCAACGGCTGCGGCGAAGTCCTGGTCAGCTACGAAGGGTAAGCGTGCAACAGCATCCATGGGGCGTCGTCATCCAGACGGGTGACGGCGCCATGCACGAGGTCTACGTCCCCCCAGGGTTCGGATTCACGCTCCGGGACGGGGGCATCCTGGTATTCCGAGAAGACATCCAGGTGACGGGCGTCCTTGGCGCCCGCCCTGTGCCGCGAGGAGAGACGAATGACCTTGAGTCTGAAGACGGTCAAGGGGGTGGTGACGCTCAAGTGGGAGAGCCCGACGATGGAGGCTTCCTGGAAGATCCGCCCCCAGATGAGCGAGGGGGAGATGCTCCAGACCCTGGAGCGGGTGACCCAGTTCGTGCGGGCGCAGTACGGCCAGACACTGGCTGGTTCCCCCATGCCGTCGGCTGCATCTGCGATGGCTGCTGGGATTCCCGAGACGCCCATCGCTCCTGCTCTCCCGCAGACGGAGGTCGGGAAGATCCTGATGGCGCCACCTACGGCCTTGAGTGACGCCCCCGCTGGGGGTCTGCCGCCGGTGAACAAGGAGTTCTGGGAGTCCATGCCTACCCTTGAGGTGCCGGGGAACCTGGCCCCCTCCTGGGAGATGGACCCGGACGCGGGAGCAGGCTGGTGACCCCGGCCGAGTCCCTCCGGGAGAAGTTGATCTACTTCGTGGAGAACAACTTCCTTGCGGGGCGGACGCGGGAGGAGTCCTGCGATATAGCGACCCGGGTGGTCGACGAGTACGTCCACGAGCTGGCCGAGGAGATCCGGGTGGAGGGGAACCGGCGCGACGTGGTCAACAATGAGCTGGAGGCCATGGGTTTCCTGGCTGCTGCTGACTTCATCGACCCGGAGGTGAAGCCATGAACGGCGTTGACATGAAGGGGTACAGCGAGACCTGGTTCGAGCTGTGCAACGCGGACGGGCATCAGCTCGTCCTCGCATCGGGGATGAACCGGTTCGAGTCCGAGGATCTGGCAGCCGTTGCAGCGGCTGCCACCTGCAAGGACTACCGCGACACGATCACGGTCAAGGAGCACACGACCACGATCCAGCGGATCTTCCACGCGGACATTACGGTCTCCGAGGTGTAGCACCCTGACCGGCGTGGCAAGCTGTAGATGGTTCTGATCGGACTTCCTCTCCTCAGGCCACAGAAGGACCCCCCGATCACGCTCGGGGGGTCCTTCGCCCTTACTGCTTGATGAGCAGGGAAGCCACTACCCCGGCGATGCTGATCAGGATCGCCAGGGCTGGCAGGGGCCAGCGATTCTTCTCCATGGCCCGCAGGCGGGACTCGTGATCATCCACTGCGCTGATGCGCGTGTTGGCCTGTTGGACGGCGCCCTTCAGCTCCCCTAGCTCTCGGGTGAGATCCAGGAGCTGACGGTAGATGTCCGCCGTAGTGATCACCACCGCCCCTTCGGGCAAGTTCGATTCAGGCATGGCCCCTCCTGTCCTACGGGCCGGACTCTCCGGCCGCCTCCTTCTCCTTGGCCGTGCGGTCGACCAGGCTGGTCTTGACCGCCGACAGGAGCAGGGCCAAGGGCGCTGCCCACCAAGCGGGCACGCCGCCCAGTTGAGTAATACCGAGCGCGATGAGCGCCTGGGCCCCGGTCCAGGCAGCCCGCTCCACCACATTCTTGGTCAGTAGGGCCGACACGGTTTTCCCTCCTCCTCCACCTGATACGGACGCAGGCCGTCGATGACGACTGCGGTATCTGCATCGAGGATGCCCGTTACGCGCAGCCCGTAAAGGCGCTGTGTGCCCCGCAGGGAGGCTTTGGTGGGCTCGTCCATGTCTCCGGTCGCCACGAGCCTCAAGGCTCGCTGAGCGACCCGTACAGCCTCTCGCTCCCGGTCTGTGGCCGACGCGATGATGTCGCGCGGCAGCCACTCGGGGACCGGAGCCTTGAAGCCCTGCGCGCAGAAGGCGCAGGGAGGACCCGGGGTGTAGTTGGCCTTGCGGCAGGCGCCGCACATCCAGCTCATCCCTGTTCCGGATTCAGCATCTTGCCGCACTCGCTGCACATGCGTGCGCCAGCCGGATTGGGGGTGCCGCACTCGGCGCAGTAGACCGGCCCCGGGGTGGACTGGGTCCAGAACTTGAAGTCCAGCAACGGGTGGAACGTCTTCAGGAAGCGCGTGTACGTCATCACTGGCCCTCCCCGCAGGGCCAGTGCCAGCCAGCGGCTTCGCCCCGCCCCTCGTCGTGGACGCAGTACCAGTCCTCGAAGGGCTTGTGTGGGATGTGCACCCGCAGCTCTGCGCCATCGGTGAACGCATCCGTCTCCATGACGATGGCTGCCCGGCAGCGCGCCTTCTCGTTGTCCCAGTAGTGGACGATGTCCCCGACCTCGGGGGAGCGCTGCTCCCGTGCCTGGCTCTTGATGCGGGCGTAATTCAGGTAGGCCTCGTCCAGCTCAGCCTGCCGCTTGACGGGCGTTCCCGGGTTGACGGCCTCAAGATCCTGCGCCTCCTGGAGGCGCTTCATGTACTCCTTCGACGGACGCTTGGGCGTCCCGTCGTCATTCCACAGGTCCGGGTCCAGGATCTCCACGATCTCCCTCTCCTTGGTGGCACTCGCAGATGCAGGGTGCCGAGCAGAACTTGCACTCGGCCGGTCGCTTCGGCCCGGCCTGGCCCTTCCTGCTGCTGCAATAGTCGTGCTTCTCGTGCAGGCAGGCAGTCGACAGGTAGACATGCATGCCTCTACGAGACCACATCTGCCACGGTGCGGACTTGCACCGTGAGGTAGCCACCGTAGCCGTTGCCATTATTGGCGGGCTGGGCCGACTGCTTGAACTCGTAGTCGTCCACGATGACCGTCCAGGAGCGCTGGAACATCATGTCCTGGAAGATGACTGTGTCGCCCTTCTGGGCGAGCTGCTCGAAGGCTTCGAGCCGGTCCAGGGTGCGGCCCTCGTAGCCGTCCCACTGGCCGTTATTGTCCTTCTCGCGGTCGAAGCAGAGGAGCGCGAGCGTGAACAGGCGCTGCCTGATCACGCCAGGCAGAGCCTTGATCTGCCAGCCGTTGACCTCGGGACCGGTGGCCGTGTTGACCGAGGACCGGGTGAAGTCCAGGCGTAGCTGGAGCCACTCCACCGCAGTGGACGGCATCGACAGGCCGATGTCCGCGAAGGACACGGCACCCTCGGTCACGGTGTAGACCGAGGACTGGTTGAGGGACGGGTCGATCACGGACGCGGCCACGCTGCCTGCCAGCGTGCTGGGCATGCGCACCGTCAGGAACTTGTAGATCTTCGGTTCCAGGGTGGAGTACCGGATGCGACCGGTCGTGAAGTAGCCGGTCGGCTCCAGAGTGCTAGCACTTTCCAGATAGCTGCCCTGTCCCACCTGGCCGATGACCATCCGGTCGGAGGTACCGAAGTTGGTGACCCCCGTGATCTGGCCGGTGAGGTGCGTCTGGAGGTCGGTGGCGTACGCGAGGCGGAAGCCACCGCTGCCACCGGAGTCGGTGATGGGCTGGCCCAGGTCGACCCGGTACAGCCCCGAGGAGCCGTCGATGCCGTTGGGTACGCCGACAAAGAAGAACCGGTCATACGCGGCGATGGCCTGGATGCCGACCTGGCCTGCGGTCACCGAGAAGAGCAGCGGGCCGTACTGGATGTCACCGGTGGAGGCGTCAATCTCTCCGACGCGGAAGCCACGGTTGGTGCCGATGCCGATGAACGTGCCCAGGTAGGCGTTGATCGAGTAGACGATCTCGCCCACCGGCATCTGGCAGGCTTGGGTGCCGCCGGAGGCCAGCACCGGGACGTTGCCCGATGTGTCCAGAGTGAGCTTGTAGATCTCGCTCTTGTTGCCCGCGTAGCCGGAGGCGTAGATCGCGTTCGTGCCCTCGGCGAAGTCAGTGAAGACGAAAGCCGAGTTGAGGTGCGTGAACCGCAGATTCTTCGCCGGAGTGTTGTCGCACTCGTAAATCTTGTTGTCCAGGGCCAGCATGAGTCGGCCCTTGGCCCACTTGACCACCGTGTTCACGGTGCCCGTGGCAATGAATGCGGCACCGGCTCCCGTGCCAGTGCCCTTGTAGACGTTGACATTGTCGGCCGCGAAGTAGTTCGTGCCGTCCGAGGCCAGCGAGCGGATCGTGTTGGCCCCGCCCCACGTGATGTTGGTCGTGGTCGTGCCGTCGTCGGACTTCAGGCTGTTGCCGAACGCGGCCCAGAAGCTGTCGACGCCAGCGTTCTTCCAGCCGATCACGAAGTGATTGTTGCCAGAGGCGTCAGCGATGCGCTGCGACGTCTGGCGCAGCATGGTGAGCTTGCCATTGACCCACGGATTCAGGCCCACGGACGTGCCGTACTGGATCTGATGGCGGTTCTGGAGGTTGGCCACCGAGACCTGGTCGGGATCCTGGTAGAGGATCCCCTGCCCACCGATGAAGGTGGACTGGGAGCGGTGCCACCAGTTCAGCAGGGACTGCTCGCCCGGCTCCCGAGCATTGTCGAACTGCTCCTTGCGGATCGGAGCCAGGCCATGGACCATCGGCCGGTCGTCCGAGTACGCGGAGATGAAGAGCTGGCCACCGATCGCGATGTCGTACGCGACAGTGCCGCCCTGAGTGGCGGCACCTGTGGCGACCGCCCTTCCCAGTCCGAACGGAAGGCGATCGACGATGCTCATTACGCCTCCCGGTACCAGCCAGTGATCGTCAGGATGCCGCCTGCGGACAGGTCGACACCGAAGATGTTGTTGTCGCCATCGCCATCGGAGTCAGTGACGCGCAGGCGGTCGATGACTGCACCGGATCCGCCGGTGAAAGTGACTGCACCGCCACCACGGATGGTGGAGGCACCCAGGCCGCCATTGACCTTGATCGTCTCACCGTGCAACGGGAGCATCTGGCGGGTGGACCGGTCCGGGTTCGAGGGGAGGGTGACAGTGATGGGCGTACCCGTGCCGGAGCCTGCCGCGTTGATAGACGCGTAGATGGTCACGAAGACCATCTTGCCCACCTTCCAGTACCAGCCTGTATTGGTGGTGAAGGTGGCCGTGCCGATGTTGGCCCAGGTGGGCGTGTAGCTGGCGGGCGAGTTGCCACCGTAGATGCGGAAGGCGCCCGAGGAGTCCATCGCTGCCTGGATGGCAGCGTTGACCCGCAGGTTCAGCAGGTCGCCCGTGGTGGAGGTCGGCAGATTGACGCCGATGCCGTCCACCGAGGTGGACGTGGGAGCTGACGTGATGGTGCCGACGGCAGTGAAAGCATCGTCCGTCTTGAGGCTGTCGGCCGCATCGCGGTACAGCGTCGTGTCGCCGGTAGCGGCGCCACTACCGAAGACGTGCTTGCCGTCCCCCTGGATGATTAGGCGTGACTGAGAGTCAGCGTCCAGGCGGACCCGGATGGCCGGGTCCGTGGCATTGGTCCGGTGGAAGAGAGCCGACAGCGTATTGATCGTCGGCCCGCCCGTGAACACGGGTACGCCCGAGAAGGTCGGGGATCCCGACAGCGTCCCCGTCAGGGATGCGCCGTTCGAGATGACCGGCGTGCCCGACAGGGTCAGTGCACCGGAGAAGGTGGGGGTACCCGTGTACGTACCGGCGAACGAGCCACCGCTGGCGAAGACGCCACTGTTGATGGTCGGCGCCGTCAGGGTCTTGTTCGTCAGCGTCTGCACGTCCGTCGTGCCGACAAATGACCCGGAGATGCCGTGCACGGCTGCGGTCGCAGCCTCGTGCGTACGGAAGTCAGTGCCGTCCTGGGCGTTCCACACGTGGCGCACTGCGGCGCCCGTGGAGTGGGACACCGCAGAGGTGCCACCGAAGCCACGCTGGATCGTCAGCGTGCCCGCAGCGTTCGCTGTGACCTTGACCAGCTCTTCGTTGGCCGTGGCAAAGTCGATCGCCACGATGTACGGGAACGACGACGGCCAGCCTGTCGTGCTGGCCACCGTCGCCGACGTCACCGAGTTGTTGATGTTGCCCGACAGGGTCGTCGGGGCGGCGATATTGCTGTAGTTGTAGGCGTTCGCCATCTCAGCCTCCCTGCCAGATCGCGTAGTTCGGGACGTCCGCATACATGCGGTCGCGCTCGCGGCCGAGCGCCGTCTGGAAGAGGGTCTCGTAGTACGCGGCCGTCTTCACAGCGGCCGTCGACGGGACCAGGTTGGCTCGCTCCGTGCCCTCGATGGCCATCTGCTGGAGGCGTGCCGCCTCGTACGCGGGCAGGATCCTGGCGCAGGCTCCCCAGACAACCGTCTCCACCATGCGGTCGTCGTAGCCGGTGACGGAGGCGAAGTTGTCGCTGGCGTTCGTGAGCGTGTTCGGCGCCGCGATGTACACGATCCGGATCTTGCGACCCGGCGTGACAAAGTCCAGGAGCTGGATCGACTTCCCCGAAGGGAAGTCGTCGGTCGGTGCCTTCGTGTTGAACCGCCAGCGGGGGGACGGGTAGTGCACCTGGGTGGGACCGACCGTGTCGGACACGATGTACCAGGCGTCCTGTGCCGCAGCAGGCATCTCGTACTCGAAGACCGGAGCCAGCTTCGTGATCTCGGTCACCGCGAAGACGGGCACCGTGGGGTAGCAGGCCAGGATCGTCTGGTTGATCGCTTCCGTGATCCGGATCCGGGGGATGGCCGGAGACATGGTGACGATGGCGTTCGCGCTGTGAGAGGCCGCTGTCGTGCCCTCGCGGCCACGCCCGTTAGTCAGGCCCGTGATGGACGCGACGTTCGTCGTCGTGTCGATGGCCTTGACCAGGATCAGCTCATCGTCGATCTCCACCAGGCCACGGCTGATGTTGCGGACCGTGTTCGAGTCGACCGTGAACGTGGTGTCCGAGGGGGACATGGGGGAGGCCAGCTCCGACACTTGCTGCTGATCACGGGTGAAGCCCATGATCTGCGACCGCACGCGCTGCCGAAGATCTTCCAGTGTCGTCATGAGTCACCTCCCATCAGAGTGACACTCCCGTCGCCAGGGCATTGCCTACGCACCGCGCCGGGAGGTTCAGGACCAGGCTAATGGGGTTGGCACGCGCGTGGATGAAGACGTCCCCAGCGCTGGCGCTGGCGCTGACCGCGCTGCCCACCAGCGATGTCAGCGCAACCGTGGGGAGACCCAGGGCCACCGCCACCACCGTGTCCCCGTTGGCCCAGTCGTCCGCCCCGGAGCCTGAGATGAGCACGGAGGGATGGGCCGACATGGAACTGTCCCCTGCCGCGCCCGTGGCTGTAGCGGAGATGGAGACAGTGCCCACCCATCGCCCGTTGGCCGGGACAGTGAGGATGACGGCTCCGTTGGAGTTGCCGAAGTTGGCCACTAGACCTCCGCCCAGATCACGTTGATCTTCCATACCTGGTCGACGTCACCGGCCGCCGTGTCGAAGGAGAGACCTTCTCCTGGAAGACAGACGAAGCCTGCCCCAGGGGGAGTGGACGTGTACGCCGTGGCGCCAGCACCGGCCTTGTCAGTGATCGGCGGCACCCAGGCATTCAGGGGCAGGCCCACCGTAGTGACGGTGGGGTTGCTGACCCTGACCACGGCAACAGGGTTGGACCAGGCAGTGACGAATCGGTTCACGTTGCTGGCTGAGATCAGCGTGCCACCCGAGGCGGCGTTGATCCTGCTGGCCGTCAGGGAGTTCGCAGTGGCCGTGACGCCCACTGAGTAGGAGGCGATCTCCGCCTGGAAGAAGATGACATTCTTCCCGCTACCACCCGGGTTGAGGATGGACATGAACGTGTTGGCGGCCACCACGCCGGGCACGTCGAAGATCGTGTGGAAGTAGAACTGGTAGTTCTCCGGGACCGTGTGCGTCAGGATGCCGCCGTCGGCGAAGATGCCGAGGTAGTCGCCATCTCGGTCCGTGATCTTCGTATCCGGGTAGTAGCCACCAGTCATGTCAGTTGTTCACCTTGGTGGCCACAAGGAAGACGTTGTACGCCACGCCCGCCGTGGCCGCGCCGGTGGCATTGACCGAGAAGTTGGTGGCGCCGTCCGAGGTGAAGTACGTGCTCCACATGGTGGGCACGTTCAGCGCCGGGATCAGTGGGATGGACGACAGGGCTGTACCGCCGAAGCGGAACTCCAGGTTGCCGTTGTCCGCAGCGGCCGGAGTACCGGCCGACAGATAGGCCCACACGTCGATCCGGTACAGGCCCTTGCCGCTGGGCGGCAGGGACGTCACCAGGGCGGCACCGGCGCCGGGGGCGACGGACGCCTTGACGGACCCCATGGACGCATTCGCCAGGGGTCCGCTGAATACCTGAAGCTCAGGCATGTCATCCCTCCATGGGATTGGCCTTGGAGAAGGCCTTCCCGTAGCCAGCGCCCGCCTTGTCGCTCAACCGGCGGGCCTCATCGATCTTCTTCTGGGTCGTCCCGTCGGGCTGCATGCCCTCCTTGCGGGCCCGGTGGTACGACTCCAGTTCCCGGTCCCACTTCTTCTGGGCGGTGCCGTCCTCGCCCTTGGAGGCGCGGACGAGGAATGTACCGATACCCGCGTCTGCCAGGCATTCGGCGTACGAGGCGTGGTCCTTCGTCTTGCACCCTGTCCGGCATGTCATCAGGACCCCGCGAACCCGTTCTCGTAGTACGCGGGAGTGACGTGACTGTCGTCCTCGTCGGACAGAGGGCCTGCGCGGAATGCCATGGCCTCTACGGCATTGTCGAGCGTGTCGCACTCGGGGCCGTTGGTCAGGGTGTGGTTGCCGCCAGTGGTGGTCGCCATGGGGGCCGCCATAGGCAGCTCCATGTACGTCTCCTGCATGCCACCGTTGTTGGTGTGCTCACCAGGAGGCTCGCCGGTACCGGAGCCGATGTATCGGGCGTACGTCACTGGCCCTTCACCTTCTTCAGGTTGGGGTTGGCCTTCTTCGCTGCCGGGGACGCCTTGCGGGCGGCCGACGCCAGGATGGCGCCAGCACGATCCTTGGAGACACCCTCCTTCTTGGCGATCTGCTTCTGGGCCGCCTTGAAGCCCATGCCCTTCTTCGCTGCTGCCTTCTTCGCTGCCATCACTTCGCCTTCCGGGGGGTGCGCTTGGGGGCCTTGGCCATGGCGGCCTGGGCCTCTTCCAGCCAGGCTGGCATGACGGTCGGCAGCGCATGGCGCTTGCCGGGCTCAGCACTGCGGCCGGGAGCTTCTGGCATCTGGTCCCGCCGCACAGCAGCAGGTTGGGTCGACTTCTTCACGGGCTTCTTCTCCTCGCCTGCCTTGGCGTAGGCGTCCGCCTCGGACGCCAACTTCGCCATGCCGGGCTCGCCACGTTCAGCCTGGGCATGGAAGAACCTGCGCTGCCTTGCGGTGTATGGCATGGCCCCTCCTATGTCAGGGCGAACCAATACGGCACGTTCAGAGTCGCATTGGAGGACGGAGTGATGGATGCCGGGAGCGCTGTCGTGCCCGTGCCGTTCGTCGCGAACCTCAGGTTCGCGTTCGAGAGGACACCGTTGTACAGCGCACCGGACAGGAGGTTCGCGTTGCGGCCGAACGTCGGCCGGGTCGTGCCCGAATTGGACATGATGGCCACCCAGTAGGTACCCGCCGACAGGCTGAACGGAGCGCCCACCAGGGCCGTGTTCATCCAACCGGTACCGGCCCAGTTCGTGGTCTGGTCGGCCGTGGTGGCAACCAGAGTCCCGGCGGAGTTGTAGAGCCCGGCGAAGTTCTGGCCGGACGTCAGGCCGGTCCCGCCAGTGAGGATGTAGAAGACCACGTTGGACACGGACTGCGCCGAGTTCACCAGTACCTTGCCCAGCGTCACGGCACCGGCGCCAGGAATGGTGCCCGAGCCAGCGACCTGCTCGGCAGGGAACGTCCAGGCCTTGTAACCGCCCTCCAGGGCCCCGAAGTTCGTGGGCTGGAGTGCGGCAATCCCCGAGGTGTTCGTCGCAATGTTGCTCGTGTTCGTGGTGATCTGCGACTGGAGATCATTCAACGCCGCGCTGAGCGACACGTCCCAGTTCGTGTCATTCCGGGTGGGTGTCGTGACCATCAATACCCTCCGATGCCGTAAGTGCCCTGGCCGTATCGACCCCAGCCATACCCTCCGGGCACGGGGGCAGTGAAGTTGTCCTCAGTCACGCCGATACCACCGGCAATCAGTGCGGCCTTGGTGGCGTCGTCCACGACGTACTCATGCCCGCCCATGTACAGGGCGGGGGCCGAGGCGAATTGCTCGTCCTGGGTAGGGAAGCGGACCGCCCGGTAAGTGCCGGGCGGTCCCTCCAGGATCGTGATCCCCCTGGACAGCTTCACACGGTGGAACAGAGGGTCCAGTCCCGCTGGACCCTCCTCAACCGTGGGGGTCCTGAAGAGCCAGGTAGCCACGATCCACCACCTCAGCCGTCTTCGTCGCTCTGGAGCGCCTGGACGGTGATGGAGCCAGTGTGGCCACCATCGTCATAGCTCGCACGGATGAGCCGGACGGGCCCTTCGAAGGTGACGTACTCCGGAATCGAGACGCTGGCCAACGTGAACCACAGGGTGCCGTCGAGCGAGCCCTCCAGGGCCACAGTGCCGATACCCCCGGGACCCGACAGGGCCACGACGAAGCCGACCTCGCGCCCCACCACGGGCAACTCGAAAGCGGAGCCCGTGGCGGAAGCGGTCACTCCAGTAAGGAGTGCGAATGTCGCACTCACTAGTTGAAGTCGATCGTCGAGGTGGACTCGGCGCGAATGAGCGCCTCTTCGCGGTAGCGAGCCCAACCGGCCACGCCGTACCACCCGAGCGGGCGGAAGCGCATGAGCTTGTCGGTGATCGGACCGGCCACCGTGTGGAACTCGTCCGCCACAGCCTCGGCGAGGGCCTGCTGGCCCGCGTAGTAGGTGCGGAAACGGCGCACAGTGTTGTCGCCGGTACCGGCGTCGACCGCGTTGTAGCAACGCGGAGACTCGATGTAGAAGGCGCCCTCGTAGGCGCCGATCTCACCGGCCCAGATGTTGCCCGCAGCCGAGTAGTTGTGCGGGTCGCGCCAGGCAGCCGCGCCAGTCTCGGAGCGGAGGTCGTACGAGACCTCGGGGTGGATCGCGCACCAGTAGAGCGAGCCCTTGCGGGGCACGGCCTTGTTGGTGCGGAGCTTCACCACGGCCAGACGAGCCATGGTCGACGTGTAGCCGTCCGTGTTCGTCATGGTCGTGCCCACAGGGGTCGTGAGCGTACCGGTGGTCACGTACGAGACGGTGCCCGCCTTGCGCTGGATCACGTTGGTGCCAGCACGGAGCACGGTCTGGACGACCGAGTCGATCGAGTCAGCGGCGTTGAACGCCACGATGTTCGCGATCGCCGGGTCGATGTCGGTCAGCGAGAACAAGTACAGCTTGCGGGTGCGGAGCACCGGGTTGCCGTACTCGTTCAGGGTGATCGTGGTCGTGGTGGGGTTACCCATCGCGACCGAGTCGGGGTCGACGTTCTCAGTGAGCGCCGTAGTAGCGACAGCCAGGTCCTGGTAACGCTCCAGGACCACGGAGCCGCCGGGGGCAGTCTGCTGGGCAGGGCGCTTGTCGGCGACCTGACGGAACAGAGGCTGCGCGCGGAGCGCGAACTCGAAGAACTTGTCGTACGCGGTCTGCACCGCGTTGGACATTGCTGATGTGTCGGTAAATGCGTTGGCCATGGCTTCTCACCACCTTCGGGTGTCCGATTCGGATGAGGCCAGGCTTGTGTCAGCCGTTCCAGTGGTACGGATTGCCCTGACCCTGGAGGAATTGCATGAGCGCCTGGGGGTCCTGGGCATTCCGGATCTGGGCGATCTGCTCGGCTTCAGTTCCCTGGGGGGCTGCGGCCATACCGCCCATCTGCTGGAGCTGCTGCATCGCAGCCTGACCTTCAGCCGGAACCGTG